GACATATTAAGGTTGGCGGAGCATAAACGCTCCCGTTTCCATAAACCTGTCCCGCTGTCCGGCTTATATGAAAGCAAACTTTTTCGATTTTCTGCCGATGCGGCTTGCCTGTGGATAGTTTCACAGATAAAACCCGACAGCCTTTTACAAAATTCCCCATTATTCGATAGGAGATTTTGTAAAAGGCTGTCGAGGAAAAAAGGGGGCGCAAACAACCGCAAGGCTGTTTGCGCTTTTTGCAAAAAATGTGGAGGTGGGGCTTGTCCATGCTGCCAAACAGAACAGTCCGGCGGTGCAAAAGGCCAGATCATCGGTTATCACCTGTTAAAATAAAAAAAGGTGTCAAGGGTTGCACACAGCTCCCTTGACGCCTTTTTAGCGGGATTCTTTGATTCAAAAACGAAGTTGGAGATTATCTGTTTATAAAATTATGAAATGTTTTGTTTGCGCTTGATATAAGAAATTATCGTCTATCTCATTATCGCCTGCACAATGAAACGCTGGTTGCGCCAGCCAGTACAGGTCGATAAAGTCAGCACCCTTGCTGCATTCTCCAACTCCACATCAATCGGATAGAGCGATTCCGCCACAGCTTGATTGATATAGTCCGTCAGGCTGTTGTTGTCCTCGAACTCCAACCGATAAGCGTTGCCGCCTGCCTCCACTCGCCGTACTGAAAAAATTGGGCAGACATATACAGCGTCCGACGTGGCTACGGTCAGCGTTTTATGCCCCAAAAAGTAGTCCTGTGATTCATATTGTTTCAATAGGCCGAACATTTTTCCGCCTGACCCGTTATGCCCATAAACAATCAGGTGAACGCTGTCCTCGTTGGTGCGGTAGTCCAGAAATAAGCTGCCGAGGGCATTTTTATTTCCGTTGGGCAGGTGGTTCAAATAAAACTGATTGTCTGTGCCGAGCATGACAGGATAATCCAACGGTGTATCCGGGATTTGGAGCCAGATGGCGGCATCAGAATACTCGTCAACAAAATGGGATAGACGCAAGGACAGTTCGTGAGGGATTGGCAAGATAGGTTCACATTCCTGATCCTTTGGTACGGCGGGTCGAACAGGGGATGTCATTGGCGGAGAGTGTATCACAGAGGCTGTGGACAGCAGCTTATCCGTTTCCTCTATCTGCTCATAAAACTCATTCCCGCATTGCAGTTCCGCTAATCGTATTACCAGCGCCGTACCAAAGATGATAAAAGTAGTCAAGACCAGGATGTAGAAGCATCGAAACCCTTTACTCTTTTTCACGCTTTTTTTGTCCCAAAAATCGGTATAATGTCATCGCCGCCAGCGCAATTCCTGAAAGTAGAGTGCCCACAATCAAAAGCTGTGTATGATCGCCTGTTTGCGGGATATTCGGGTCGCCTGTTGAGACACCTCCACTACCGGGGGATTCGGGAGTAACAGATTCGCCGGGTGTACTTGGTTCTCCGGGGATGCCTGGTTCGCTGGGGGTGCCCGGTTCGCTGGGGGTGCCCGGTTCGCCGGGAGTACCCGGTTCGCTGGGGGTGCCCGGTTCGCCGGGTGTACCCGGTTCGCTGGGGGTGCCTGGTTCGCCGGGAGTACCCGGTTCGCTGGGGGTGCCCGGTTCGCTGGGAGTGCCCGGTTCGCTGGGAGTGCCCGGTTCGCCGGGAGTACCCGGTTCGCTGGGGGTGCCCGGTTCGCTGGGGGTGCCCGGTTCGCTGGGAGTGCCCGGTTCGCCGGGAGTACCCGGTTCGCTGGGGGTGCCCGGTTCACTGGGAGTACCCGGTTCGCCGGGGGTGCTGGGATTGCCAGGATTCACAGGTAATGGGGTATTTTCGATGATTACATTGGGATTTCCTTCCGATCCCCCGTAGGTTTTGGAATTTAACTGATACCCATTTGGCGCTGCCGTTTCTTTCAGCCAGTAGCTTTGGCCTTTTATCAGCCCTGAAAAAGTGATGGTTCCATCCTGTCCGCTAATACCTGTTTTAATCAATGTCTGGCAATCTGCATCTGCATACAGCCCAATAGTTGCCCCGGCCAGAGGTGTTGTGCCTCCACTGATTACTTTATTGACAGTTAATGCCCACTGCCGCTCTTGCTCTGTAATACCTGTGGCCTGATAATCCGCTGTAAGCGTTACTGATGTACCATCGGGCAATGTTACCTTTGGTTCATCATTTACTTGAGCAGGAACATTTATAGTCATAATCCCACCGCCAGGGCGCTGAACATAGTAGGTTGCTCCACGGCGGATTCCCGGAAACTTGACTGTTCCATCAACGGAAACTGTTACTTCCTTGGTCGGTATCGGGTCAATTTGTCCAGTAGGGTCAAATGTGAATATCTTCACTTTCTCGCCTGCCATCGGGATGCCGGATTCATTGACCAGCCGGAATACAATATCGGTTGTATGGGCTTCATTCGTCAGTTCCAGTTTCAGCTCCGATTTTGCCGCGCCCGCTGTAATCAGCAGGCCGCTGTCCGTTTCACTTACACCGTTAGGGAGGGGAACGCTCCATCCAAAGGCGCTGCCGTATCCGGGAATACTTTCGGTTTCCACCAACTCATAAACCGCGCCGGGTTTTACCTTAAACGACAGCTTTCCTTGGCTGTCGGTTGTCCCCTGGGCAAAAGGCAGGCCCCTTGTATTGCTGTCGCTGTCCCATTGGTATAACAGGAAGGACACGCCGGAAAGCGAGGCTTGCGTTTCACTGTCGGTCTTGACAATGGTAATAGTGGCTTTCCGAGCGGCAACGCCGCCGCCCCCTCCGCCTCCGCCGCCACCGACGGAGGCGCTGTTGTTTTTGTTGCCGCCCAGCAGAATGGAGCCGCCATCAAAGCGGACGCTGTTGCTGTAACCGCCCGCCTGATGGTCAATAATATCCGCCGTATAGGTCAGCACGTAGGCTTCCCGGCTATCGGCGTTGATAGGAAGCTGCACGGTAAAGCTGTTCGTATCCGGGTCGAAGTTGGTGATTTTCAGCGGTTGACCATCCCCAACCTTTTCATAATTGGGTTTCTGTCCGCTGACCGCTGTTGTTCCAGTCAGGGTTGCCTTGTAGAAAAGTAGCGTATCAGTGTCCAACTGGAGCCTTTTGTCCAGCGTGTCCACAAGAGAAGGATTTTCCGGGAGGGCAAGGTGGTACGGGTTAATCAGCACCTCGTACTGGATCAGTTCCCGCGTATTGTCCACGTCACTTTTCTTGACCAGCCCGTGATTGGAAAAGTTCTGTTGAACGCGGTGAGAAACCTCCGCAAATTCAACACCGTCCGCTTTTCCGTTCATGCGGATGGTGTTCTCCACCACGACTGGCTTATCACCGCCGAAGCCTAAAATCTCCGGGTCAACTTTGGTATCAAACGTGACTGTTGTCTTTCCTGTGACAGTACCCAAATTGATACTCAGCGTTTGACCATTCACATTTGCTGACGCGTCCGAAATTTCCGGGGTGGTGCCGAGGGAGTTCTCCACATAGGTCAAGCCGGTGGGCAGAGCATCCGTTAAGACCACATCGGCCATAGACAGCCCCGCCGCGTCCACCTCTACCGTCCATCTCATCGTACCGCTGGCATAGTCATATACCGGCGCTTTCTTGCTCAAGACCGTGGCGCTGACATTTGCTGTGCTGTCGGCACTGGCGCTTCGCCCGGTGGTTGACTGACTTCCGAGAATCATATCATTTGTTGAAATGGTGTTTTTGAACGCTGTTTTTGCTGTGTTGTTTGCAAAAATACAGGGATCACATACTTTTGTGGTGTAAGTGAGGGTGATAGTTTTTGCGCCGATTTCTCTGACAGTGATCGTAAGTACCTGCTGACTGTATTGTAAATTTATAAGTGCTTTTTCAGCATCCGTTGGGTCGTTTCCATTGATTTTGATTGCAATATCAGTCGTGCCGTTCACCAGTTCTAAGCCGTGGGTGTGTCCGCTGCCGTTACAGGTCTGAGGGCCAATGGCGCTCAAATCATCGGTAAACGTACCACCCTTGAGGTACGCCTGATGGGGAATAGGAGATAATCAGCCCCCGGCCCTTGTATTTCAAGGGCCGGGGGCTTTTTCTTTTTGCCTGTGGTATTGAGTTGGCATCACTGGAGGCCCTGGCCTTCCTCCGGGCCTTCCTCCCCTTCCTGGGCGGCACTATTCCCCTGCGCCTTCTTTGGCCCTCCCAGGTCCCCGGTCATCATCTGGTCCATCTTCTCCAAGGCCGCTGTAGTCTGAGCCGGGTACAGGTGGCCGTAGGTCTGAAGCGTCGTCTCGACGTTTTCATGGCCCAGGCGCTCGGACACCAGGAGGATGGGTACGCCCATGTGTATGAGCATCGAGGCGTGGGAATGTCTGAGGTCGTGCAGGCGTATCTTCTCCATCTTGGAGGCTTGGCACCCTGCGTCCATCTGCTTGTGGAAATAGGACTTCGTGAAGGGGAACAGCCGGTCCGTGGGCTGGAGGTCATAGAAGCTCTGTTCGTAGGTCTTCAGGGCCTCGACCATCCTGGAGGGGAGGGGGACCACCCGGCGGGACTTCTTCGTCTTTGGAGCTGTGACGACCTCCCGCCCCTTTATGAGCTGGAAGGACTTCGACACGGAGATGGTCCCGGCCTGGAGGTCAACGTCATCCGGGGTGAGGGCCAGCAGTTCCCCTATGCGGAGGCCGGTCCAAAAGAGGGTCGCCAGTCCTACCCTGGCCGGATACTGAGGAACGAAGCCGATAAACATCTCAAAGTTCTCCGGGGTCCAAAAGTGCTTTGTGTTGGCCCTCTTTTCGCCCATGCTGCCGGCCTGCCTTGCCGGGTTGTCCTTCAGGCCGTAATACCGGCAGGCGTAGTTGAAGATGGCCGACACCTGATTGTGTATCGTCTTTGCGTAGGTGGGGGAGATGTCCGAGGCCAACACCTCTGATTGCCAGCGGCGGACCATCGAGGGGGTTATCTCTGCCAGCTTCCTGGAGCCGAAGAAGGGCAGGACCCACTTCTCGATAATGTTCTCCTTCGTTTCCATAGTGCTTTCCCGGAGCCTGCCCCTCATGTCGTCTGTGTAGATGTCTACCATCGAGGCGAAGGTCATGTCGCAGTTGCCCGCCTCTTTGTGGAGAAATTCCCGTTCGTACTGCTCTGCGTCCTTCTTCCTGGCAAAGCCCCGCTTCTTCTTCAGTTTCCTGGCCCCCTGCCAGTCGGTGTAGTAGAACGAGGCGTACCAGGTCCCCCGCTGCTGGTCTTTATAGGCTGGCATTAAGGACGCTCCTTCCCAATTTCCAACGGGTTGCAGCTTTTCTTATCTCGTCCCCGGATAGGCCCGTTATGTCATGCGTAAGTGAATATTCGGCAATTTCTCCTCCTGAGATAGATGTACCTCTGGCAAGGCACTCCAAACAGTAGCCCGCCTTATTGAGTGGAGCGACTTCCCAGCAAGCCTTGCACCCTCCATCCGGCTGTTTGGCCTTTGCGTTTTGTAGCTTTTTGTAATGGGAGAATGGGGCGACCCCTACCTTCCTATCGTATTTTTTGCCCTCGTTCTCCTTCCTGATTTGCTGGACATACTTTATCGCCATATCTTCAAAATGCCTGATTTGGTCATCCATGCTTCCGTCTGGGAAGGAGTACAAACCAGCCTTTGCAAAGGGGGCGAGCCGTTTAGAAAGGCGCATCCCAAGCAGGCACCTATTGTACCCCGTTGTCGCCGTCTTTGCTGTTTCTACCAAAGATAGCGTATCACTCATTTGCTTTGTAAGTGTGTGATAATCCATGCCGCACGGGTCGCACACTCCCTTGTATTTCCTCTTGTCTGGTAGCGTGCGCCCACATACTGAGCATTTCTTGGAAAATAGGCCCATCGAAAAATCCTCCTTCCGCTCTCCCCCGCCAGGAGAGGAACATAATAATAATTGTCTTTACACTCACTGTCTTATTTTAATAGAGGTATAGGGAGCTATTCGGGTCATTTAATGACGGCTATCTGAAAAAATACGGGTCAAATTATGACGGTCATTTTCAGATACGGGTCAAAATTTGACCCGTATCTTTTTATGTTCGCCTTCCCTTGGTGTCGAATGTGGAAAACTTTGTGGAAAGAATGTTGAAAACTTTCCAGCCTATCCAATGGTGATTATCCGGCCTTTACGGGAGATGACCCGGAGCCTCTTGCACCCCCCTCCCCCACCGTTCGGGCAACTGCTTCCTGAAGGCGACCAAGGAAAAGGACCTGTTCACGGCCTGGAAGCTGCTCGAACAGCTCCAGCATCTCGGCGGCATCCTTGGAGAGCTGGGGAGCATCTTCCAGATCACACCCGTCGTCCTGGATGGGGGCCGGGGCCTGTCCTGCCCCTGGCGTCAGCATCTCGGTGGTGCGGCCCAGGAGATAATCAACGGAACACTCCAGCCTGTCGGCGAGTTTGGCGAGGCTTCCTGCATTTGGCATTGACTTTTTCATGTGTGTCATTGCATTGAAGTTGAGGCCACAGTCTGAGAGGACAGAAGCCATTGACACGCCCCTGAGTTTTGCCATAGAGCGAAGCCTGTCTGCCACATCTGACGATTTATACATATTTGTATACCTCCATTTGTGAATAGTGACGAATATCTACTTTTTTGTATAAAACGCTGGACAACCACCACCATCGTGGTATAATTTAGCCATCCTATAAAAAAGTAGATACTAATTTGTTGATAGCTGGGCCTGCTGAACCGGGAACCCTGGCCCCCACCGTTGAAAGGAGAAATAACCATGAACGAGTACGTCATCACCTACACCGCCCAGGACGGGGCCTCCTTCCGCATGAACATTGTGGACCGCACCGAGGCCGCCGCCAAGAAGTTCTTCCGGGAAACCGCCAAGGAGTGCGGGAGGACGTTCCAGTCCATTGAGCTGCTGAGGACCGACGCCCCCGCCACCAAGCGGAACGAGCGGGAGACGCTGGAGGTCATCCGCCAGATGGTGGCCGACCTGGGGCCGGACAGCTATATCGGGACAGCCTTTGAGGGGTGCTTCGAGGACGCTGAGTGGAATATCGAGAACGACTGGGGAAATTCCCAGAAGCGGTTGGCCGATGCCGCCGCCGAGAAGGTCACCGAGCTGGAAGCCAAGGTCAAGGAGCTGGAAGGGAAGCTCGCCCAGGAGATTGCCGAGAAGCAGCAGGCCAGGGACGAGGCCCAGGCGGTCATCAGGAAGCTGGAGGCCAAGACCCTGAGCGCCGAGGACCTGGAAGCCGTGGCCTCCATTCTGGAGAACCAGGCCGAGGAGGCTGAGGAGCTGGCCGAGAAGGCCGCCGCCGAAATCGTTCGGTTTGCTGAGGCCCCGGCCCTCCCCGAGTTCGCCGCCGCCGTGTCCCGGCACCGCAACCACACCGCCCACGCCAAGAGCCTCCAGGAGCTGCTGGGCAAGGTGGATGCCATCCGAGCCAACCACCACGCCGGGGCCTGAGCGCCCCGGCACCTGGAAGAAGAAAGGAGAAATAACCATGACCCCTATTTACATCGACACCAAGCGAGAGGGCTACGGCCCCGACCAGTGCAAGCGGACCATGACCGTGGGCGAGCTGATTGCCTTCTTGTCCGACTTCGACGAGGACCGCCCCGTGTACCTGTGCAACGACAACGGCTATACCTACGGGAGCATCACGGACCGGGACATCCGGGACCCTGACGAGGAGGTCTGAGCCATGCGAGTGATGACCGAGAGCGTCCAGGCCCTCTTTGAGAAGGCCAACGAGGGGAAGCCCGACACCACGCCGATGATTTGCGGCTACTATGGGAGGGCCTGCCGGGAGATGGGGTGCAAGCCCCTCTCCGCAAACTGCCTGACCTGTCCCCTGGCGAAGTTCCTGGACGAGGCCAAGCGGATCATCCCCCAGGAGGGGGTCGTCTATGAGAACCGCAACGGCTGGCGCTACCTGTGCGTGGCCTCCCCCACCGAGAAGGACACGGACGACGCCGCCACGATGCAGCGTATCAGTGATGGGTGGACCGTGAAGGCCCATAACGTGTATCTGTACCCCGATGGCAGTATCGAGTGGGACTTCCACACCGACGGTCGGTGGGCGGTCTGAGGAAGGAGCGAGGAACGATGATTGAGAGCATCAAGAGAGACGAGCGCATCCGGCTGAAGGATGGCCGGTTGATGACCCTGGACGCCGCCAAGCTGGGCGAGGGGAAGTACGAGGTCATGCTGCTGGACCCGAGGACAGGCGAGGAAGTGGATGTCGCCGAGGCCGGAACCGAGGCCGAGGCCCTGAGCCACTTCAAAAGGCTGAGGGAGTTCTATCACGTCCCCGAGCCGAAGGGCCGCTACAAGAAGCTGGCCGAGGACCTGGCCGCCGCCCTTGCCTATGGCCTGGAGCGGAAGGGGGACGACGACGGGGGGACCTGTAACTTCGACGCCCCCTCCATCCGCCTCCCTGGATGGGAGAAGAAGAAGGTCGAGGCAGCCGCCAAGACCGCTGGCCTGGGCTGCTACGTCTGGAATTTGTGGGGGAATAAGTCCTACGTCTTCTCCCTCCCGATGGGCTGTGGTGTGGGCCAGGGGATGACCCGCACGAAGGCCGCTGAGGCCATGCGGGAGTATCTGGAGGGCCTGGGGTACGACGCCATGCTCTACTGCCAAGCGGACTGAGGGGAGGGGAGATCATGAAGCTGGACCAGACATTCGTCAGGGAGGTCAAGAAAACGGCAAACGGCGATGGGAGCCGTGAGCACCGCTTTTCCTTCCTGAAGAAGGCAAGGGAGGCTGCCGGGAAGATGTCCAACCCGAATGTCGTGCGGGAGTTTGACAGCATCCTCCCTGAGTACGGGAGAGCGACCGTCGGCCTCTGTGTGGCTGTTACCATCTGGGAGCGTAGGGACAGGCTTTCCAGAAATTTGGTCTACTGGGCGATTGAGGTGTTGAAGCTCTGGACAAACCGCCCCGCCGATACCCTCACCCTGTATATCAGGGATAACCTCCACCCTTCCCGCATCGAGGAGTATGCCGGCGGGCTTGTCCGATGCACGTCCCTGGATGACTGAGGGGTCGGGATGGCTACTTGCGGCGAGTGTGAGTTCTTCGGGAACTTCGTCGAGATGCTGTTCGCCCCTGAGTGGGCCGAGGCCGAAGGGCCTGGAGGGATGACGCTGTATTACCACCCCTTCATTGGCTTTGACGAGACGAGGGGGGCCGGGTGTGAGTGTAAAGACAGGAGGCCACAGAATGTGAGGATTTACCTCAACACTCCGGCCTGTGGTCACTTCAAGCCGAGAGGCTGGACCCGCCCGGAGAACTGTGACAACTGCTCACGTTGCCACGGGAGAACAGACAGGGGCGCATACCTCTGTTCTGGATGGCCCTTCTACAAGAAGGAGGGGGACAAGCCCTGCCAAAATGGGCGGGCCTACTATGGCGAGAACCTGAAACTATTCTGAAGGGGGGGCGAGGCGATGAAAGCGAGTGAACTTATCGCCGAGCTGCAAAAGGCTGTAGCTGAATACGGGGACCTTGAAATCCTTGTGCGGGAGTGCCCGGACGGCTGCGACTGGAACAGATTGTGCGTAGTCCCTGACCCACCGTCTGCTATGGAGGTCGCCGAGGGCATCTCCGGGACAATCGACATCAATGTGTTTTGAGGGGGGCGGCGACATGGTGGAGCTGGCAATCATGGCTGCGTATCTGCTGATACTGGCCGTCGGCGGGTGTATTGCCGACTATATCCTGCCGCATATCCCGTTCGTCGAGCGGTATATCGAGAGCCTGCCGGCCTTTGATGACGACGAGGAAGGGGGCGGGGACTGTGGCCCGGTGTAGGTATTGCGGGAGGTCCATCGACTGGATATACCACCGGGTAAAGGGGAAGAACATCCCCGTTGACGAGGAGCCTGTCTTCGTGGACCTGAGCGGCGGACAGGTGGAGTTCATCACCGACGAGGGTGTGAGTATCTACGGGCGGCTTGCGAGGCAGGACGCCCCCTCCCCGGACCGGGACGTAGCCTTCCTGCCGCACAGGTGCCGAGCTGAGTGGTGAGGATAGTATATCAAAAATGAGACGCAAAAACAAGAGACGAAAGGAGGACGTTCAGTGAAGAAGCCGAAAAGCGAGTTCGGGACAAAGGTCAGCATCTTCCTGGCCGAAACCGGGATGACCGCCGAGGAACTGGCCGCCGGCGCCAAGGTGAAGCGGACGACCCTTGTGGCTGCTATGGCCGGACGAACGCCGGGACATGACCTTGTTCCTGCTGTGGATGCCTACATCGACAGCTACTACAGGAAGGAGGCGGCGGCCCGATGAATACCCCGTGCGACAGGTTTTACTCCGTCGAGGACGTTATGAGCATCCTCGGGGTGGGGAGGTCTAAAGCCTATCAGATTATGAAGCAGTTCAACCAGGAGTTGGAACGGGAGGGCTACTTCACCGTGTCTGGGCGGGTCAGCAAGGGCTATTTCGATAGCCGGACGATGTACGAGCCTGGGGTCCGTCCCCCCTGGAAGAAGTCGGCGAAGGAGCCGAGGAAGGAGTGAGAGCTTGCCATACTGGAAAGAGTGCCCGAAGTGCGGATGCCATCTTGACCCTGGAGAGGTCTGCGACTGTGAGGCCGAGAAGGAGGAAAAGACCCAGGGCCGTGAGGTGAAGGCCATCCGGCTGACGTACCAGACGCCCGCTGTTCTGGAGGTGAAGCGAAAGCCATGTTACCCCTGCCCGTTCAGATGATGGGCCGAAAGCTGAAGCCTGGGGACGTGGTGGACGAGGCGACCGTTGACCGTATCGTCCTGGAGCTGCTGCCTACTACATACCGGGATGACCTCCGGCAGGCTGGAGAGGCTTACAGCAGGGCTATTGACCCGGACACCGGGATGCCTGCCTATACGCACATGACCTTTGAAAAGAAAGTGAGCCTTGACGGACCCGATTATTGGGTCTACTGCGGCTACTGCTTCGCCGGGAAGAAAGTGGAGCCATTCGAGGTGAGACAACGCCGGGAAGCCGGAAAGATTTGAAAGGAGAAATAACCATGTATCGCTACTACATAACCACCCCCGAGATGCCTGCCGAACTGGAGCTGCCGACCCTGGCCCTGACTGAGAGCTACGGGAAGAACGGGGCGGCCTTCAAGGGCTATACCTTCTACGGGTACAGGGAGTTCACCGAGGCCCTGCCCGATGACACCGTGGCGGCCCTTGGCCTGGTCGCTGGCCCGTCCCCCGTCTACCACGCTATCGACGAGGCTACCGCCAGGACTGCCCACAACATGATGTCCTTCCGGGACTATCCCGAGGGCCAGAAGACGTGGGCGTACCGCCTGGAGGTGGACAGGGCCTCCTTCCTGGCCTACTGCCTGAAGAAGAAGACCGACCCCATGTACCATGAGAAAATCGACGGGCTGCTGGCCTCCTTCTCCAAGCGGCTGGCTGAGAATATGAACGCCGAGAGCCGCATCGGGTGTATGTGTCCCTCTGTCTTGGTGTCCGGCGCTGGCAACTTCCCTGTGAGGAAGAAGGAGAAACAGGTCGCCGCCCTGGAGAGAAATGCGAAGGAGTACAGCGAAATCATGGGGCTGCTGGAGCGGATGCGGTCCGTCGGGACCGGCGGCATCAGCTCTGATGACCCGAACGCCCTGGAGAAGCTGAGGAAGGAAGTCGAGCGCCTGAAGAAGCACCAGGAGCTGATGAAGGCGGCCAACGCCGCTATCCGCCTGAAGGACACCGAGGAGGGCGACCGCCGGCTGTGCGAGCTGGGCTTTTCCTCTGAGGAAATCAAGGAGCTTCGGGCGCCTGACTACTGCGGGCGAGTGGGCTATCCCGCCTATGCGCTGTCTAACAACAACGCCAACATCCGGCGGTATGAGGCCCGTGTCAAGGAGCTGGAGAAGCGCCAGACCGAGGAGGCCCCGGAGGGCTGGACCTTCGAGGGCGGCGAGGTGGTCATCAACACTGACCTGAACCGGGTGCAGATTTTTTTCGAGGAGAAGCCGGACGAGGAAATGCGGTCGAAACTGAGGCATCGGGCTTTCAAATGGGCGCCGAGCCAGGGGGCGTGGCAGCGCCAGTACACCAGGAACGCCCTGTACGACGCTAAGGAAGTCACCGGGGCCTGACCCCCTGGAACTATTCCCTATGATACCACGAAGGGAGTGATAGAGCGTGTCAGCAACAGCAACAAAAAGGCCCCCCGAGTATCTTCGGGAGGCAAGGTCGAGGGCTGGATATGCGAACCGGGTGGCTGCTTCTATGGCGGTCCCCTTCTCCCCTGAGACAATCGGGAGGCATGAGAGGGGCGACGTGCAGATGTCCCCCGAGGACGCTGTCCTGTACTCCGAGCGGTATGGGTGCCAGTCCCTCCTTCTCCAGTATTGCGCCGACTGCCCTGTTGGGAAGATGACCGGGAAGGCCGCAACCGAGCGGCCCCTGCCCTTCGCCACGCTGAGGGTCCGGCGGATGCTGAAGGAGGCCCTTCAGGTGGCCGACACTCTGGAGGAAATCGCCTACGACGGGGTGATAGATGAAACCGAGCGGGAAGACTTCGCCAAGGCCCTGGACTTCCTCCGGGAGCTGGAGAACACCATCACCGATATGCTGCTGGTGGGCGGGGCCATAAAGGAAGCCGCCCCAACCCCCGGGAAGGGCTGAAGGCGGCCAGGAAAAATAACCATCCTCAATGTACCACATCAAAACACCGCTGTCAAGCGGTTTGAAAGGAGAAATAACCGTGATTGAGCTGAAAATCGAACCCGATGGACACGGAAGGTCGAAGTGCCGGTGCGGTATCGAGGGGAACCTGAAGACCCTCACCCTGAATACCATCGAGGCCGTCCACGCCATCTACAGGGCTATGGCTGAGGATGGCGGCCCGCCTCAGTCCCTGGAGCTGTTCAAGCTCGCTGTCGCCCAGGCCGTGGGCAACCCCCGGTCCCCTGTGTGGGACCTGAGCGACGACCCCATCTCTGTGCTGGAGGGGAAGGAGGGCCAGCCGTGATTAAGATACAGGCCGCCAGCGTCGGGGAGGATGAAATCGAGGTCACCTGCGACATCGACGGGTCCCTGGAGGAGCTGGCCCACGAAACCCTGGCCGTTATCAATGGCATCTACAACGGGATTGCTGAGGACAGCGAGAACGTCTTCGAGGCTGCTGTCTTCCAGGCCGCTATCATGGAGGCTGTGAGCGACCCCAACTCCCTTGTGTGGGATAAGCGGAAGGGGGTGGAAGGATGAACCCCTACGACATCCCGGACCACCCCGTCATCGTGGCCTGTATGCGGACGGGCTACCCGCCGGGGATGGAGCCGAAGGAGTACACTTGCCCGGTCTGTGGGGATGAGTGTGAAACCGTCTATACGGACCCGCTCAATCAGGTGATGGGCTGCGATGTCTGCCTGGAGGCGAAGGACGTGTACGACTACTACGAGGAAATGGAGGAATAACCGAGATGAAAAGACCGAAGAACGTCCGGCGGGTGTCCACTGTGGGGATGCCCAGGGCTGAGTGGCTGGAGGTCCGGCGGCAGACCATTGGAGGGTCTGAGGCGTCCGCCATCGTGGGCCTGTCCAAGTGGGCCAGCCCGCTGTCCGTGTGGGCCGAGAAGCTGGGGAAGCTGGAGGACAAGCCCGAGACGGAGGCCATGAGGATGGGCCGGGACCTGGAGCAGTACGTCGCCGAGCGGTGGGGGGAGGCTACCGGGAAGAAGGTGGAGCGGGTCAACGCCATCCTGTATAACGACCTGTACCCCTTTGCCCACGCCAACATCGACAGGTGGGTGGTCGGGGAGAACGCCGGCCTGGAGTGCAAGACCACCTCCACGCTGAATGTCCGGCAGTTCCAGGGGGGAGAGTTCCCCGAGCAGTATTACGCCCAGTGTGTCCACTATATGGCCGTGACCGGGGCCGAGCGGTGGTATCTGTGCGTTATGGTCTATGGCCGGGGGGTGTTCTGCTACACCCTGGAGAGGGACCAGGCCGAAATCGACGCCCTGATGGGGGCCGAGCTGGAGTTCTGGGGCCATGTGCAGGATGGGACCCCGCCGCCTGTGGATGGGTCCGAGGCAACCGGGGAAGCCCTTCAGACCATTTTCCAGGGTGCTGCTGAGGCCGGCGAGGTGGAGCTGTTCGGGCGTGAGGGCCTGCTGAAAGAGTGGGCAGAGCTGGGGAAGCAGGGCGAGGCCATTGTTGACCGCATGGAGGAAATCAAGAACATCATCAAGATGGACCTGGGAGAGGCCCAGCGGGGGACCTGTACCGGCTTCCGGGTATCCTGGAAGCCCCAGGAGCGGAAGACCTTCCAGGCGGCTATGTTCGCCAAGGAACACCCCGAGCTGGACCTGAGCCGTTACTACAAGGTCAGCAATTCCAGACCCTTCAAAATTGAGATTGAGGAAAAGGAGGCCGTTTAACTATGGCGAACAACAACACTATCCAGAGGCGGACCCAGGAGGCCGCCGCCGCCCGCACCCAGGAGGGGAAGCAGCCCACCATCCAGCAGTACATCAAGCAGATGGCGCCCGCTATCAAGGCCGCTCTGCCTGCTGTGATGACCCCGGAGCGGTTCACCCGCATTACCCTGTCCGCCCTGTCTACCAACCCCAAGCTCCAGAGCTGCACCCCGCCATCCTTCCTGGGGGCTATGATGACCGCCGCCCAGCTCGGTGTGGAGCCGAACACCCCCTTGGGGCAGGCGTACCTCATTCCCTACTGGAGCCGGAAGGTCGGGGCTAACGAGTGCCAGTTCCAGCTTGGGTATAAGGGGCTTATCGACCTGGCCTACCGCTCCGGGGATGTGTCCACCATCATGGCCCAGGTGGTCTATGAGAACGACGAGTTCTCCTATTCCTTCGGTCTGGAGCCTACGTTAAAGCACGTTCCGGCTATGAAGGACCGGGGGCAGGCTGTGTATGTCTACGCCATGTTCAAGACCAAGGACGGCGGCTATGGCTATGAGGTCATGTCCATCGACGATGTGAGGAACCACGCCAAGAAGTTCTCCCAGAGCTATGGGAGCGGCCCCTGGCAGACGAACTTCGAGGAGATGGCGAAGAAGACCGTCCTCAAACGGGTGCTGAAGTATGCCCCCCTCAAGAGTGAGTTCCTGCGGGCCGTGGCCCAGGACGAGATGGTAAAGAATGAGGTCAGCGCCGATATGTACGAGGTCCAGGGGACGTACCCCGAGGCCGACTATGATGTGGACCCGGAAACCGGGGAGGCTGTCCCCGCCGAGAAGGAGGGGGAGCCGGAGGGCGAAAAGCTGGAGGAAGGAGACGGCCAGCAGAAGTTGGGCGGCTGACCCCCTGAGAGGGCCGCCGGAAAGCTGATAGAGGGGAGGGGGCCACCCGTTGCAGTACCTCAACGAAATCAACGCTTTCGGGGATGCTATGGAAGAACGGCCCCTTCCCCCAGACGCACAGCTCCTATGGTACAGACTGATGCACCGGGCAAATAGAAATTTCTGGCGCTTCCCCCTGCGCCTGACGAACCAGGAGGCGATGGAGCTGATAGGAGTTGCATCGAGAAATACATTTGTTGCTGTCCGCCGTGAGCTGGAGGCTGCCGGCCTGCTGAAGGTAAAGCAGGGGGTGAAGGGGAAGCCGAGCGAGTACACCCTGATACCGCCAAGTAGTGTATGGGGGAAGGACGCCGCCAAGGGTGGTGTCCCCCCCGACCTCCCGGATGGCGTCCCGTACTATATGGCCGATGGGGTGGATGACCTGACACGATACTTCGGCTGGAACGAGGACGTTGCCAGGGAGCTGAAGCAGATCACCAAGGAGCTGCTGGGGGCCTACTGGCCCGACCACAAGCCGGACAAGCGGGACGAACAGAGGGTGTTCGAGCTGATATGCGAACGAGAGGGAGAAGGCCGGGACGTTACCATAGTTTTCCCCGAGAGGCGAAAGGAGCTGCTGGCATACGCCTTTGAGCAGGCGTCGAAGGCCGGGGCCATGAATTGGAACTACATATTCGGAACTATGAGAACACTCGCCGCAAGAGGGATAACGACCCTTCAGCAGGCGTGGGAGTATGACGAGGAAAGGAGCCGGAAAAATGGATGGTAAAACGAGAGGGGGAAAGCGCCTCCAGAAGGGGGTGCGCCACCCCTGGCCTATGGGCTGGGCTGTGGTCCTGCTTGTGGCCGTGGCCCTGGTATATACGGGGGTCCTGTTCAACATGGGGCGGAGGATGGCCCAGGGAGCGCCCCAGGGCGGCGCACAGGGGCCGGATGGGGTGTTGGTGGTATCTGTACCCCCCGACGTGACACTCGGCCTGTACGAGCCTGAGAAACGGCCAGGGGACGTGTCCCCCACGCCGGGGCCTGAAACCTGGACCGAGGACGACCTGGTATTGCTGGCCCAGACGATATATGCCGAGGCTGACATCTGCCTGGGGGACATGAAGAAGGCCGCCGTCGTGTGGTGTGTCCTCAACCGCCTGGACGCCGGGAGGTATGGGGACAGCATCCGGGAGGTGGTGACCGCCCCCCACCAATTCGCCTGGAGCGAGGACAGGCCCGTGGTCCAGGAGTACATAGAGCTGGCCGAGGATGTCCTGGAGCGGTGGGCCGCTGAGAAGGCCGGACAGGAGAATGTGGGCCGGGTCCTCCCTGCCGAGTATCTGTTCTTCGAGGGGGACGGGTGGGAGAACCACTTCACCACCACCTTCCCCGTGGGAGAGGCTGCCGGCGAGTGGGCCTGGACCCTGCCGGACCCGTATAGGGAGGGCTGAGGGATGGAGTATTGCAAGTTCGACATCTGCCCCCACCACGGATGTGAGAACCACCCGAGGAATATGCCGGAGGGCGAGAAGGTGACCGAGGAGGGCCTGGAGTTCCTGCGGAAAGACTGTTTCTTTTTTCAGGAGCTGGAGACAGAGGATAAAATCCGCAATATGACCTACGGGCAAGCCTTCGCCATCCTGCTGGACCTGGAGAACGAGAAGACCCCGAAAAAGATGAAGGGGGCGGCCATCCGCAAGGTCATCCTGAATATGGAAACCCACAACGCCGTGAAAAAGGACCTCATGGTGGAGGTTATCCGCTACCTTTTCGGCCTGTGTTTCAAGGAGCCGGAGGGCTGACCCATGGCCGAGATTATCGACATCAAGAACATTCCCAAAAAGAACTGTTCGACGTGCCTGTATTTCAGGCCGGAGATGGGGGCTTGTGTCTGTCCTGGAGGGTATCGGTTTAACTGGAAAATCTGGAAGTGCTACTCGTGGAAGCCGGCCCAGAAGGACAAGGAGGGCTGACCCGTGGACCTGTCTAAAATGCGCCGATGCAGGAACTTCAACTGCGACAAGCTCCACGGCCATTACTGCTGTGCGGACTGTGACTACCTGAAGACCTGCAAGCGGCCCTGTCTGAACCATCCCAGCCGTTGCGGGCTGGAGAATACCGACCCGGCAAGACCGAGCCGGAGAAATACGAGGAGGAATAATCACCATGAAAAAAGTCAAGCTCAATGACCTGGGCCGGGGGGTCCACTTCTTCCTGGAGAACTTCATCGAGGACAAGAAGGTCGAGTTCGTGGTCGTCCGCCACTTCCCTGAGTGCGGGGAGGCCCAGTCCCCGGAGGGCTACACCCTCGTCGAGGCCGCCGAGGACCTGTGCAAGGCCGCCTTCGACAACGGCGGGTGCAACGACTGGAGGACCGCCAGCCTGCGGAAGTATCTGCACGAGGACTATCTGCCCAAGCTGCTGGAGAGCTTCCCCGAGCTGAAGGACGCCGCCGTCACCTTCCTGCGGGACCTGACCGCCGATGATGGCCTGAAGGACTACGGCACCTGTACGGACACCGTTTCCCTGCTGACTGCCGACGAGTATAAGGCCAACCGGGACATCTACATGGACCCTCCCGGCACCTGGCGTTGGCTTATCACCCCGGACAGCACCCCGTCGGGTGGGGGAAGTTCTTTCGCCCGCGTCGTCAATACGGACGGGACGCTGAGCAACGACTACGCCTACATCGGCGTCAGGGGCGTGCGTCCGGCTTTGTATCTCAAATCTGGCCTCTTGGTATCTGTCGAGGGGGTGGACGAGGACAAGGACGAGCTGACCCCTGAGCAGAAGGAAACGGCCCTGTACGAAGCCGCCGTGGAGAAGTTCGGCGAGGACGCCCAGATGCTGATTGCCGTCGAGGAGCTGGGGGAGCTGTCCAAGGCCCTGCTGAAGTGGCTGCGGTATAAGAACTTCGACCAGGGCCGCCGGGACGAGCTGCTGAAGGCTATCGCCGAGGAGCGGGCCGACGTGGGTATCATGCTCAACCAACTGGAGGTCATCTTCGGGGAGAACAGCGAGGCCGAGGCCGAGAAGCTGGACCACCTGGCCGACCTTGTGGGCCTCCCCCGCCTGGACTTCCCCCGGAAGGAGGGCGGCGAGACGTGCGAGTGTTCCTGACCGCCTTCGTGGGCCTTGTGACCTTCATCAGCTTTGTGTATGCCTTCGGAGCCAAGACCATCACCGAGAAGAACAACGGGGCGAGGGTGACCGCCGCCGGCCTGCTGGCCCTTGCTATCCTGGCCGCCGGATGCTGGTAGGTGGCGAATGATGGCGAGGAATGGGAGCGCCGGGGTCCGGCTGAAGAAATGCCCCAAATGCGGGGGCGAAATCGAAATATCCTTCCTGAACCAATACTCGTATGTCCACAAGCTGACGAAATCGGGCCGCATCTCTAAACGATACACCAAGGAGGATAACGGCACGATGGAGGTATCTGTCGCCGGGTGCCGCACCTGTGGGGCGAATTGGGGCGATGGGGAGTTCTCCATCGACGAGGATGGGTATTTCTGGGACTTCAAATACAGCGGGGAGGGGCGGTTGTAGGGCCTCCCCTCCCAGAAAGGAAAAATAACCATGAACAACACCAAGATTGATTGGGCGACCCGCTCTTGGAACCCCGTCACGGGCTGTCTGCATGGCTGCCCCTACTGCTACGCCCGCAAGATTGCGGAGCGGTTTGGGACCCTGTTCAAGGGGCCTCAGCCGGAGGACGAGGGGTTGACGTTCCTGCCCGACGAGCCGGAGCGTTTCTATGAGCTGGACGAGCCTGTGCGGGATGCCTCCGGCAAGGCGGAGCCGTTCCCCGCCAACTTCTACCCTACCCTGCACCGCTACCGCCTGGGGGACCCGGCGAAGATGAAGAAGCCCCAGCGCATCTTCGTGGGGAGCATGGCGGACCTGTTTGGGGCGTGGGTCCCCGATGCCTGGATTAAGGCCGTGTTCGATGCCTGCCAGAAAGCGCCCCAGCATACCTACTTGTTCCTGACGAAGAACCCCCAGCGATACTACGACCTGTTGAACGCCGGGGAGCTGCCCGCCCTCGACAATTTCTGGTATGGGTCCACCGTGACGAAGGAGGGGGCCGAGTTCTTCTCCGGGCCTATCCGCTACCACTCCTTCCTGAGCGTCGAGCCGTTACTGGAACCCCTCAACGCTGGCCTGGGGAGCTTCGGGGCTGCTGAGTGGATAATCGTCGGGGCGATGACTGGACCCGACAGCAAGGACCACCAGCCCCGCCGGGAATGGGTGGAGAACATCGTCGAGGCTGCCGGTATCACCCACGCCCCTGTCTTCATGAAAGGGAACCTCGCCGGGGTATGGGGGCCTGACCTTATCCAGGACCACCCGAAGGGGATGGTCTGGCCGGAGGTGGTCTAAATGGCCGCCGCCGAGGTCAACCGGCTGGAGATTGAAAAGGCCGACGACCGGGACGCTGTTGTCCAGATACTCGCTCGGAATGGCTACACGGTCCGCCAGGTGAAGGAGAAGGTCGGGAAGAACACCCGGTACACCTACTACGTCGAGTTCTGGAAGGGGGGCCGGGAGAGGTGAAAGCATATCAGGTGTGGGACACCATGAGCGTGGAAAACTGCTCGACCGTCGTCTTTGCTGAGAACGGCAAGGAGGCCAAGAAAATCGCCCGTTCGACTGAGGTGTGCGAAGATGCTGACTATATCAACATCCGGGTGAAGCGTTTCCCCGAGATGGACAAGCACTACCGGGGCCACGTCGAGGTCGATTGGTACGACATGGAGGACCGGCAGGCCCTTGTCCGCCTGGGCTGGATGTGCCTGGATACCGGCGAGGAGTGCGACACCTGTCCCGTGAGGGAGTTCTGCGGCCATTGGGAAGGAGAGGACGAGGAAGAATGAACATCGGAAATGATACGGGGGCTGTGCGTAAGCCCAGACAGAACGCCGAGTTCCGCTTCCTGCTGCACTATGCGAAAGAGGCATTCTTCGACGAGGAAATCTGCCGGGACCTTCTCCTGGTGTTGTGGACGGCATACTGCCTCCACAAGGGTCTGACCACAATTTCCGCTCAATATGCCTCTGAGTTGCTGAAAGTGTGGTGCAAGGTCGTGGAGGGAAGCGGGGGCGATACCGCTGACTGGAGCGACTTCAGGAGCTTCGACACCTTTATGGGGCGATACCTGGTATAGGAGGGACCGAGGAATGAGCTACGGCCAGATCAATCTACTGGATGAAATCATCGTGGACAGCTTCGCCGGGGGCGGCGGAGCTTCCACCGGCATCGAGCTGGCGGCGGGCCGGGTGGTGGATATTGCCATCAACCACGACCCCGATGCTATCCTGATGCACCGCACAAACCACCCGCACACCCAGCATTTCCAGGCCAGCGTGTGGGATGTGGACCCCGAGGAGGTCTGCCGGGGCCGGAGCGTGGGCCTGCTGTGGGCCTCCCCCGATTGCAAGCACTTCTCCAAGGCCAAAGGCGGGAAGCCCGTGGACAAGAACATCCGGGGGCTGGCCTGGATTGTCCTTCGGTGGGCTGGAACCGTCAGCCCCAGGGTCATAATCCTGGAGAACGTCGAGGAGTTCCAGACCTGGGGACCCGTCCGCCGGGGGCGCCCCGTGAAGTCGAAGACGGGACAAACCTTCCGGCAGTTCATCTCCCAACTGGAGGCCCTGGGCTATGCTGTGGAGTGGCGGGAGCTGGTAGCGGCTGACTATGGAGCGCCGACGACCCGCAAGCGGTTTTTCCTGATTGCCCGGAGGGATGGGCGGCCTATCGTGTGGCCTGCCCCAACCCACGCCCCTGCTGACAGCCCCGAGGTCAAGGCCGGCTTGCTGAAGCCCTGGCGCTCTGCTGCTGAGGTCATCGACTGGAGCCTGCCCACTCCCTCTATCTTCGACACCAGGGAGGAAGTCAAGGCCAAGTATGGCCTGAGCGCCCAGCGCCCCCTCCGGCCCAACACCATGCGGAGGGTGGCCCGTGGCATCGACAAGTTTGTCCTGAAGGCCCCCAGGCCGTACCTGGTCGTGGTGAACCACGCCGGGGAGTTCCGGGGGCAGGAAGTGGACAGCCCCCTCCAGACCATCACGGCCAAGCATGGGTACGGGGTGGCCTCCCCCTTCATGGCCCCCTGGACCGTGACGAATACGACGAACTCCACCGGGCATACCCCCGACGAGCCTGTGGACACCGCCAGGACCGGGGGAGGTGGTGGGCAAATGCTGATGGGTGCCAGCCTTATCCAGTATCACACCGAGCAGGGGGAGAACGTGCGGGGCCAGGAGCTGGGCGGACCCCTGCTGACTGTGGACGCCTCCAACCGCTACGGCCTGGTAGCTGCCAGCCTGACGAAGTATTACAGCGGAGAGCAGCAAAACCAGGGAATAACTGACCCCCTGCACACCATCACGACGAAGGACCGGGAAGGGCTGACCGTTGCCAGCCTGTCCAAATACTTCGGCGGGGTGGTGGGGGCTGAGATGTCCCAGCCCCTCCCCACCGTCACGTCCGTGGACCATAACGCCCTTCAGACCGCCCACCTGGTGAAGATGAAGGGGGAGAACCTGGGCGGGCCTGCTGGGGACCCTGTGCAGACCATCACCGCCGGCGGGACCCACTTCGGGGTCGTCACCACGAAAGTGGTCCGGGCCTGCCCTGGGGAAGACCTCCAGCGGTGGCCCCAGGTGCGGGAGTGCCTGAACGAATACTGCGGGTACAGCCTGGAGGCCGACGAGGTTATCCTGTTTCGCATCGGCGGGGCCTGGTATTTCATCGCCGATGTGGGCTTGCGGATGCTGACCCCAAGGGAGCTGTACCGGGCCAACGGCTTCCCTGATGACTACATCATCGACCGGGACTTCACCGGGAAGGAGTACGGGAAGTCGAAACAGGTTGCCCGCTGTGGGAACGCCGTACCCCCTCCCTTTGCCACGGCCCTGGTACGGGCCAATCTCCCTGAGTGGTGCGGGGAGGCCATCACCACAATGCGGCAGTTTGAAAGCAAGGTCGCCGTGTGAGAGAAGGAAGGAGCTGCGAGAGATGGCGAAGCAAAGCGGCCTGTTGAAGCGCCAGAAGGAGGAACAGAAGAAGCGGGAACGAGTTCTTCAGGATGCCACCCGCCAGACCTTTGTGCAGTACATGACCGACACCCTGCTGTTCACCCTGAACGACCCCGAGGTCATGGGCAAGGACGTGTTTGGGTATGCCCGCCTCAAAAAGGTGCTGGACGCCTGGGGAGCCAAGTACGACCTGTATTTCGACGCCCTGACCCTGAAGGACGAGGCCGACTACTTCCGGCAGAAGATGGACGACGCCCTCCGGCGCATCGTCCCCGAGGGCGAGGAGTTCTTCCCCTTCGAGGAGCGGTATCAATGGCTGCCCCTGATAACCTACGGGGAGGCCGGGAAGAAGGGAGGCGGGAAGCGGTGAGGATGACCGAGAAGGAGCTGGCGGCCAGGTACAGGAACAAGCTGAACCGCCACCAGGGGAAGGACTTCGAGAGCCTTATCGAGGCCGCCTGCTGCTACTACCGGGACAGGGATGTGGCAGACATCGAGAAGACCCCCGAGGCCATGAAGACCCTGCGGAACCTGGGGAACGGGCAGTTCGTGGCCGTCTACACCAAGAAGGCCCAGGCCGACTTCAAGGGCTTTTTGATGGGCGGGGCCGCTGTCTGCTTTGAGGCCAAGCACACTGACACCGGGAGGATGGACCAGGACCGTGTGACCCCCGACCAGGCCGAGAGGCTGGAGCGGTGCCACTCCTATGGGGGCCACGCCTTCGTCCTGTGTTCCTTCTCCGGGCTGGACTTCTTCCGGGTCCCGTGGAGTACCTGGCGGGGCATGAAGAACCTGTTCGGCCACAAATACATAACGCCCCAGGATGTGGAGCGGTGCCGGGTCCGCATTGGTGGGCCTGGGGTGCTGCTGTTCCTGGAGGGAATGGAGGAAAAACGACCATGCTGATTATGACACAGGACAGGAAATGCCTGTTCAATCTGGAGATGGCCGGGGACCTGCACCTGTCGTCCCACTACGGGGGATACGAGGAGGGGAAGCCCGTCAAGGTGCTGGCCTCCCTCCCCCTGGCCGAGGATGTCACCGAGAACTTGGGCGAGTACGAGAGCGAGGCCAGGGCCATGGAAGTGCTGGAGGATATTGCGAGGCAGTATAAGCACCATACAAGGACCACCCAGCGCAACGCTCTGATGTTTGCCTTTGAGCCTCCGAAGGTCTACGAGATGCCGCTGGAGTGAAGGAGGGGGAAGCCATGAAAGAGTACACCGTCGAGGTGACGAGCGTCACCACCGTTACTGTGAAGGCCGAGAACGAGGACGAGGCCACCACGCTGGCCTGTGGGGAGGCGTGGAAGTATGACGCCGACAGCATAGATGGGGTCATCCTGGGGCCTGACGGGAAGAAGCCCGCCGCCGTCCTGGAGAGCTACGACCGCCGCCTGCTGGATGACCTGGACACCCTGGCCGAGAAGCTGGAGAAGCAGGCCAACCCGAACAAGACGGGTGTTGCCATGCTGGGGGTCCTCAGTCCCGCCCTGGCCTCCCTGGTGCCGGCCACCACCGAGGCCGGGAAAAAGGACCTCGCCGTCGTGACGAAGGCCAAGGTGCGGCTGTGCGAGCTGCTGGGGGTGGATTATAGCGATGGGGTATAGGCAGAAGCACCCCTACATGGCCCAGCTTCTCTACATCCTGAAGAACCGGGCCGCAAGGTACAAGGGCCTCCTTTGGGGGCTTTTGAATAAACGTTGAAAGGAAGAAAAAACCATGAAGCAGTACATCGGTACGAAAATCGTCGAGGCGGAGCCCGCCACCCTCTATGAGCTGAAGGAGGGCGGCCACTACCTGAAGAAGCACAGCGAGGAGTGGACCAAGGAGAACGCCCGCATCCCTGACCTCGCCAGCTCCAAGCGGGAGGGCTACGCCGTCCGCTATGCCGACGGCTACGAGAGCTGGTCGCCCAAGGATGTCTTCGAGCGGGCCTACCTCCCCATCGAGGTGAACAAGAACCTGAAGCCCGACCAGCCCAGCGTCAGCCAGAAGATGGTGGACGACTTCATCTCTGAGGTCCACGTCACCACCCTGGGGGAGAAGACCACCGTCGTCCGGGCTGTCCTGGTGAACGGCTTCGAGATTGTGGACGCTTCCTCCTGCGTCAGCCCTGAGAACTACAGCGAGGAGCTGGGCAAAAAAATCTGCCTGGAGCGCATCAAGGGCAAAGTCTGGATGCTGCTCGGCTTCCTCCTTCAGACGGGCGTGTCCGGGGTGAAGAAATGAGCTACACCGAGATTTATGCCTTCGGGAAGGATGGGAACGCCCACCTCGCCGCCGAGGTCCACAACGCATGGCGGGGGTCTATGGCCGTCTGGCAGACCATGGAAAAGCGATACCTTCCTCAGTTCTACAACCACGGGGTCAAGACCACCCGGATGCTGTCCGGCAAGCATGGGAAGGATGACCCGGCCCGTGAGGTCTGGGCGCTGGCCGACAACCCTGAAATCCCCATGCACGAGCGCATCTCCATGTTCGTCACCTTCGACGATTGCCTGGTAAAGGCTGAGGACATCCCCAGGGTGGTGGATGCCTTCAGGAAGTTCGAGGGGGAAACGAGCCTGAAGGAGCAGGCCGACATCCTGGAAAAGCTGGCCCAGGACCCGGAGGTCATCGCCGTGGGCTGGAATGGCACCAGTGTGACCTCCGAGAACTGGGCAAACACCGGGGGATATGACGAGGAGGCCGAGGAAGCCTTGCCGTACAACTGTTTGACTGGCGACCGTCACTTTTGGCTGTTCGACGAGCTGAAGGAGGGCAAGACATGAGCGCCCGCCGGGAAAAGCGCCTGCGGAAGATGGAGGCCAGGGTCGCCTACATGGACGGAAGGGTCCGGGAGCTGGAACGCCGGCTGATGACCCTGGAGGAAGTGGCGGCCCATCCCACCATGATACTGTCCACCGAGGAGAAGGCCCGCCCCCGTGGTGTCCTGGCCTCCCTGCTGCTGAAGCTGAGGGGGCGGAGGAAAGAGGAAGCCGCCGATAGGCTGGAGTATATCAAGAGGCACCCGCCCAGACCATTTTCCTGACCCCAGGAAAATGGTGGAGAGACAATAAAAAAGCCGCCTCCCCCGTAGGGGAAGCAGCCCGTGACACGACTATTCTATCACGAGGGAGGCGGCCACGTCAATGGCAAAGGATAAAAAGGACCAGGGCATCGAGAATATCATTTATCGGGCTGTGGAGGCCGGGCGCATCTCTGCTGAGAGGTCCGCAAGGGACGCCTTCAAAGCCACCGAGCGCCGTCTGTATGCTGTGCCTGACCTTCGGGCGAAGCTGAAGGACGACCAGGAGGAATTGGAGGACACCCGAAAGTATGGGCTGAAGGAGCGGAGCCATAGCATCACCCGTTTCTTCAAGTCTGGGGTAAGACTGACCCCGGAGGAAATCATGGAGGCTGTCATCATCGACCTGGAGGCCGCCATCGCCGCAACCAGCCACGAGCTGGAGGCCCTGGACAAGGCCCTTGCTTCCATCCGGGACGACCCCTATTATCTGGCCGTTGACGGGAAGTACATCCAGCGGATGAACGACGAGGATATTGCCGAGAAAATCCACTGTGACCCGTCCACTGTATGGAGGAACAGGAAGCGGTTAGTCCAACGTGTGGCCGTCCGTCTGTATGGGGTGGATGCTGTGAAGTAGCCTAAAAAATGGCTATGCAGAAATGTTGCCATAGACGTGTGCAATCTTATCCCTTAAAATGGACGCAAGATGAAAAACTGTCGAGAGGGCAGACCACCTACATCCTGGGGGTCTGCCCTTATTTTTTGCATTTCTGGAGGTGCTGACGTGGACATCGTAAACAGAAGGCTGGCCGAGATACATCCCTATGAGAACAACCCCCGCTTCAACGACGAGGCCGTGGACGCTGTGGCCGCCTCTATCCAGGAGTTCGGCTTCAAGGTCCCCATCGTCCTGGACAGTGAAGGGGTCATCGTGGCGGGCCATACCAGGTGGAAAGCTGCCCTCAAACTCCAGCTCGAAACCGTCCCCTGTGTCGTGGCCGATGACCTGACCCCGGAGCAGATAAAAGCCTTCAGGCTGGCCGACAACAAGGTGGCCGAGATTGCCTACTGGAACGAGGAGGCCATGGCGAAGGAGCTGGAGGAAATCGCCGACATCGACATGACCCTGTTCGGCTTCGGGGAGGAAGAAAGCCCCCTCGGGGACGAGCTGGAGGATGACACATACACCGCCGCCGTGAATGTCCCTCAGTATGAGATAACCGGGAAGAAGCCCACCATCGCCGAGATGCTGGACACCGAGAAGGCGGACACCCTGATTGCAAAAATCAAGGCGTCCAGCGTCAGCGAGGAGGAAAAGGCGTTCCTTATCAGGGCCGCCCACCGGCACAACGTCTTCAACTATGGGAACGTGGCCGAGTATTACGCCCACGCCTCCCCCGAAATGCAGGAGCTGATGGAGGCCAGCGCCCTGGTCATCATCGACGTGGGGAACGCCATCGCCAATGGGTACGCCACCCTTATGGGGGAGGTCCTGGACGCTATGGAGGGGGACGGGGACAATGCGTGATGACTTCGCCGTCTTTATCCTGACCCACGGGAGAGCCGACAACGTGGTGACGATGAAGACCCTTCGCAAGCATGGGTACGCCGGAAGGTGGTACATGATAATCGACGACGAGGACCCGACCGCTGATGCCTACCGGGAGAAGTTCGGGGCGGATCATGTTATTCAGTTCTGCAAGCAGGAGGCCCACGACCTGGCCGATACCATGGACAACCTGAATGAACACCGGGCTATCCTGTACGCCAGGAACGAGAGCTTCCGCATCGCCCGTGAGCTGGGCCTGACATATTTCCTGATGCTGGACGACGATTATAGCGACCTCCTTTTCCGCTTCCCTGTGGGCCGTAGCCTCCAGTCCAAGAGCGTGTGCGGGGAGAACCTGGAGAGGGTATTCAACGCCATGCTTGCCTTCCTGGACACGTCTGGAGCTGCTACCGTGGCATTTGCCCAGGGTGGGGACTTCATCGGAGGGCTGGCCGGCGGGAACTTCAAAAAGCGCCTCCTTCGGAAGGCCATGAACGCCTTCTTTTGCAGGGCTGACCGCCCCATCCAGTTCCGGGGGACGATGAATGAGGACGTGACCACATACACCACCCTGGGGAGCCGTGGGGAGCTGTTCTTCACCTTCGTGGATGTCCACATCATCCAGGTGGCGACACAATCCCTGGGCGGAGGAATGACCGAGGCGTATAAGGAGAGCGGTACATACCTGAAGACCTTCTATTCGGTCATGTCTATGCCTTCCGCAATCAAAGTCGGGATGATGTATAGCAAGCACCAGCGCATCCACCACCGTATTGACTGGGAGAGCTGCGTCCCCAAAATACTGAACGAGAAGTACAGAAAGGAGCGCCAGACGTGAACAAAGGGATAACCGGGGACAAGATGCTGTCCCACCTGGACAGGGTGGTCGGGGCCCACCGCCCAATAACCGCTGACATCTTCCTGACGAACTACTGCAATAACCGTTGCCCCTACTGCACATACAGGCGGTGGGAGCTGGGGAAGGACGCCTACGCCATGAGCCTGAAGGAGTTCAAGGAGTATGCGGACACGCTGCTGAGGCTGGGCGTCAAGGGCTTTATCCTGACCGGGGGCGGGGAACCCACCATCGCCCCTGACTTCCTGAAGATTGCCAGATGGCTGGAGAGGAAAGAGCTTCACTACGGGGTGAACAGCAATTTTAATGCCCTGAAGTTCATCCGCCCCGACTACCTGAAGGTCAGCCTTGATGGGTGGGACGAGGAGAGCTACGAGAGGGCCAGGGGTGTGAGGATGTACCAGCAGACCCGGAGGAATATCGAGGCGTATGCTGCCTGGAAGAAGACCAAAAGCCCCAGGACCTCCCTCGGCATCCAGATGGTCGCCACCTCCGTGGAAGCTGTCCGGCGCTTCTATGAGGCCAACCGGGACCTGGACGTGGACTACATCGTCTTCCGGCCCAAGGAAAGCACCGGGGGGAAGGACTACAGCACCCCAGAGGCTATGGCTGAGGCCACGGAAATCATCCAGGCTGTGCGGGACCTCCAGGAGGGCGACGAGCGTGTGACCCTCAATTTCAAGTGGGGGCTGCTGGGGAGGACCTTCGAGAGGTGTGCGGCTTCCTGGGCGCAAATCGCCGTGAATGAGCGGGGCGAGGTCATGTACTGCTGCCACAAACCGTATGAGATTGTCGGCCATGTCCTCGACTGGAACATCCTGGAGAAGAAGGAGAGCTTCAGGACAAATATGGCTGCCTGTGACGTTCCCTGCCGGATGACCGCCCCCAACATCTTTGTGGACCAGGTGACGAGCCAGATGGAGGCGCCCCGGCAAAATTCCTGCTTCATCTGAGCCTCCCCCCGCCCAAATCCATGTAGACGAGAGGTGGTGACATTGGCAAATGCGGACAACCTGAAGGGGAAGGGGCTGGACCATCGAACAACGAGCGAACAACGAGAAATAGCCCAAAAAGGGGGGCAAGCCTCTGGAGCTGCCCGCCGGCGAAAAAAGAGCATGAAGGCCGCCGCCAAAATGCTGCTGGATATGCCAGTCACCAGCAAGGAGCTTCAGCAGAAAATGAAGCTCCTCGGGGTGCCTGAAGGGGACAGCTCGTACCAAATGGCCGTCATGGTGGCTATGCTCAATCAGGCCATGAAGGGGAACGTCAAAGCCTCCTACTTCCTCCGGGACACCATAGGGGAAAGCCCCAGCGACCAGATACGCCGGGAGGAACTGAAGCTCAACAAGGCCAAGTTCGAGTACGAGAAGGCAGGGACCGAGAAGGAAAAGGCGTCCCTTGCTGAGGCTATCCAGGCGGCCTATGAGGGCCGCAAGCAGAGAGGTGAGCTTACACCCCCCGATGAACCTGACGGCGACCAGGCGGGCGGAGAGGGGGCAAATAGCGATGCTGATTGACCCCAACGCAATACTGTACTACGCCGACAACCCTGTGGACTTCGTGGAGGACATCATCCGAGCGAAGCCTGACCCCCACCAGCGGGACATCCTGAACAGCATCGCAAAATACCCCATGACCTCTGTGCGGTCCGGCCACGGCATCGGAAAGAGTGCCGTCGAGAGCTGGGCCGTCATTTGGTTTTTGTCCACCAGGCCCTTCCCGAAGATACCCTGCACCGCCCCGACGCAACACCAGCTTTGGGACATCCTCTGGGCCGAGGTCGCAAAATGGCTGAGGTCAAACCCCGTCCTGTCCGATAGCCTTATCTGGACCCGTGAGAAGGTCTACATGAGAGGCTACCCCGAGGAATGGTTTGCGGTGGCCCGGACCGCCAGCAAGCCGGATGCCCTCCAGGGCTTCCACGCCGAGAACGTGCTGTATATCATCGACGAGGCCAGCGGTGTGAGGGATGACATCTTCGAGCCGGTCCTGGGCGCTCTGTCTACTGAGGGCGCACGACTGCTGATGTGCGGGAACCCCACCAAAATCACGGGCTTCTTCTACAACTCCCACCATAAGGACCGGGGGCAATACAGCACCCTCCATGTGGATGGGCGGGACAGCTCCAGGGTGGACACCCGCTTCATCCAGACGGTGGTGGAGATGTTCGGGGAAGACAGCGACGTGTTCCGGGTCCGTGTGGCTGGAGAGTTCCCCAGGGCCTTGCCTGACAGCTTCATCCCTATGGAGTGGGCGGAGAAGGCCAGCGAGGGGGAGGCCCCCGCTACCGAGCTTGTCCGCCGGGTGGATATTGGCATCGACGTGGCCCGCTTCGGCGACGACAGCTCCGTCCTGTCCCCCGTCCTTGACCTGGCCGTCCAGGAGGCCCCGGAGGTCTACCACCACAACGACACGATGGAGCTGGCCGGGAGAGCTGTGCAGGCCATCAAGCGGTATGCCCTGGCCCATGAATGGGCTGCCATCCATGTCAAAATCGACTGTGACGGCCTGGGCGTGGGCGTGTACGACCGCCTGAATGAGCAGCGGGAGGAAATCATCCAGGCTGTGGAGGAAGACCGGGCGGAGAGGTACAGGGACCTGGAACCCCACGACCCCCGTATCCCCCCTCCCTTCGACCTTCAAATCGTGGAGTGCCACTTCGGTGGAGAGGGCGGGACCATCTCCGACGATGACCCCATCGAATACCAGAACAGCACCGGCCTGATGTGGGGAGCCGTCCGGGAGGCCCTGAGAAATGGCACCATCCACCTGTGGTATGACGATAAGCAAATCAGCCAGCTTTCCAACCGAAAGTACGCCGTGAACAGCTCCGGCAAGATTGAGCTGGAGCGCAAGGAAGCCATGAAGAAGCGGGGCCTATCCTCCCCGGATATGGCGGATGCCCTGGCCCTGGCACTCTACAACCCCGTTGTGAGTGACTGGAGCCTCGAATTTTAATTCTGACTGAAGGAGGAACAAATCATGAAAGCGAAACTCAACAGCTATCTTGTCGGCGGTGGGGACCTCCCCATGAAGTTCGTCAGGGCCACCTCCCCCGAGGAGGCGAGGAAGGTCTGGGAGGCCAAGACGGGCCTGGGGAAGGTCCAGGGGAAGGACCAGCAGAAGGCCCCGGCCCCTGCCCCCTCCGTCGTCCAGGTGAAGCCGGGGAAGGTGAAGGCCACCCGCCCCCCGAAGGAGAAGGCCGGGGGAGGCGAAGCGTAAATGGCATTTCTGGATAGGTGGAAAAGGTCCACCCCAGGAGGTGCCGGGAGCCGAGCCTATACCGAGGGCGGCATCATGGTCCCGAGGTGGACCACGCCGCCTGAGAGGAACACCCAGGAATGGATAGAGGCGTTTCGGACAAACCCCCGCCTCGCCGTTATCGAGCGCATAGCCGGCGACCTGGCCTATGCCAAGGGGAAACTGTACCGGGTGGACGAGGCCGGGGAGGAACACGAGCTGACCGACCACCCCTTCCTGGAGTTCTGGAAGCACCCTAACCCCCTGCACGAGATGTCCAACGCCGCCTTGTGGCGGCTGCTGGAAATCTACCTGAAACTCAAAGGCGAGGGCTACTTCATCATCGAGAAGGACGAGGCCGGGCGGCCTGCTGAGTTGTGGCCCGTCCCGACGCATTGGGTACAGCAGACCCCCTACCTCGACCACCCGTTCTACACCGTCCGGCTGACGAGCGGGGTCATCATGCCCGTGTCCGTGGATGATATGTTCGTGATGAAGGACCTCAACCCCGTGGACCCGTTCAGGCGGGGCCTGGGGCAGGCTGAGGCCCTGGCGGATGAAATCGAGACGGACGAGTATGCCGCCAAGTTCCAGAAAAGGTTTTTCTTCAACGATGCCACCCCCAACCTGGTCATCGCTATGCCGAAAAGCACCGAGGAGCAGCGGAAGCGTTTCAGGGCTGAGTGGATGGAACGCTTTAAGGGCGTATTCAAGAGCCACGGGGTCGCCACGGTGAATGGGGAGGCCATCATCAACAAGGTCGGGGACAACATGAAGGACATGGACATGGTGAATGGCCGGACCTTCCTTCGTAATGCTGTCCTGGAACACTTCGGGGTCCCCCGTGAAATCATGGGGATAACCGAGAGCAGCAACCGGGCCACCTCTGAGGCGGCCCAATACATCTATGCCCAGAACGTGCTTATGCCCAGCCTGCTGAGGCGGGAGGAAGCCATCAACGAGCAGATCATCCCTCTGTTCGGCCCCGACCTTGTGTGGCACTTCGAGGATATTGTCCCCCGGAACCAGGAGTTCGACAAGGCCAAGGCCATGGACGGGTGGAACGCTGGCCTGATGACCAGGGACGAGGCCAGGGAACTGCTGGACCTCCCCCCCGACCCCGTGGGCGGGAACGTCTACAAGGCTACCTTCTCCGACCTGTACCTCCCGGCGGACGAGGACCCCGCCGAGGCTATGGCCTCCCTTGCCCCCATGGACGACGCTGGAGCGGCCCAGGAGGGCGGGCAGGACGTGGTGGAGGTGGAGGGCCTGGAAGGTGGCGACCCCGCCTTAAACGGCGAGGGAGAGAGCAAGGAAACGGTCGAAGTCGTTGGGCTGAAAAAGCAGAAGGCCGCCGAGGAGCTGAAGGCGGTCAGGCTGAAGGATGCCCAGCGGCTTTTGATGCAGGCCGAGAGGGAGCAGGGCCGCCGGTTTGAGATTGCCACGGCCAAGTATTTCCGGGAGCAGTCCAACCGCATCGCCGCCGCCGTGAATGGGACCCAGAAGGCCGAGCGGTCCGTGTGGGACATCCTGCTTGATGGGGTGGCCGAGTATGACACGGACGGGGCCGGGGCCTGGTATAAGCTGGACGAGGCCGAGCGGATGTCCCGTGTAGATGCCTTCGTCCTGGGCCTTATCGACTGGACCGGGGAGGAAAGCGTCCTTGCCTCTATCTTCACCCCCCTGTGGCAGGAGAGCTACAAGAAGGGGGTGGAGGTGGCCGCAAAGGTCTACGGGCTGGAGGCTATCCAGCGCCCGGAGCTGGTATCCGTTGCCAAGCTGAGGGGCGGGGCCAGGGTCCGGCACATCACCCAGACCACCCAGAAGGAAATCAGCCGTATCGTGTCTGCTGGCCTGGAGAATGGGGACAGCAGGGCCACGATTGCTGGGCAAATCCAACAGGAGATGCAGACCACCAGCGCAAGGGCCAAGACCATCGCCGCCCAGGAGTGCAATTCCTCCCTGCTGTCTGGCAACTTCGATATGATGAAGCGGGCCGGGGCCGCCTGGAAGACCTGGCACGTCACCAACATGGCTGTGGCCCGTGACAGCCACAAGGCCCTGAATGGGAAGCGCATACCCATCGACGCTACCTTCCCCAATGGCTGCCGCTTCCCCTGCGACCCGGACTGTGGAAAGCCCGAGGAGGTTGTCAACTGCCATTGCTTCCTGACCTATGACGAATAACGAGGAGGACCGAGCGAAATGGAATTTACCCCCGAGCAGTCGGCTGAGGCCGCAAAGGGGGCCGGCATCGACCTGGCGGCTGAGAAGTTCGACGCCAAGGCGCTGGCCCTGGGGATGACGGCGGAGCTGGAACACGGCACCGCCTCCCCTGATACCGACATCACCAATAACGACCCTGTACTGACGGCGAAGATTGCGGTGGCCCACCTCCGCACTTCGCCGTCTTATTATGCCCCTGGCCGTGGCCTGAAGGCGTGGGAGGCTTCCATCGCCAAGGGCGTGAAGCGGCAGGGGGTCAAGACCGAGTACAAGAATTTCTCCTTCAAGGCAGAGCTGGACGAGGAGGAAGGTATTTTCAGTGGCTACGCCGCCGTGTTCGGGAATGTGGACAGCGGCGGCGATGTCATAGAGCCCGGAGCCTTCACGAAGACAATCGCCGAAGGCTGGGAGAGGGTGAAGATACTCGCCCTGCATAACGACTGCTGGCTTCCTATTGGCCGCCCCCTGGAGCTGAGGGAAGACAGCAACGGCCTGTTCATCAAGGCCAAAATCAGCGACACCTCTATGGGGCGTGACGTAAAGGTGCTGCTGAAGGATGGCGTCCTCACTGAGCTGTCCATCGGGTACGACCCCGTTGTCTTTGAGTACGACGAGGCCGGCATCCGGCACCTTCGGGAGGTGAAGCTGTGGGAAACCTCCCTCGTGACCTGGGCCATGAACGACAGGGCTGTGGTGACCGACTACAAGGACACCGCCGAGCCTGTGGAGAGGGCCAAGGCCATGGCTGAGGAAGCGGCAAGCGACCTGAAGGCTGGCCGCAAAATCAGCAGCGCCCGCCTGAAGGCGCTGAAGGAGGCCAGCGCCTCGATGAAGGCGGCCACGAAAGCCCTGGACAGCATCATCAAGGAGGCCACCGAGGGGGCGGGTAAGAATGACCCCGGCCCCGTCAAACGTCCGTCTGGCGACGCTGGATGGGCTGGGAAAAACCATCTCGGCAAGAACACGACCAAGGCCGGGAAAACGACCATCGAAATCATGCTTTAACGAAAAGGAGGAACCGAACGCTATGAAGTTCAACACCAAGAAGGGCGGCCCCACCGCCGGGTCTGAGCGCAAGTCCATGAAGATGGAAGCCGACGAGCTGATGGAGAAAATCAAGGGCTGCGTCAAGGAGGCCCTGGAGGAGCAGAAAGCAGAGGGCGAGGGCGGCGACGAGGGCGACCCCGCTGTGGAGGCTGCCCCCGCCGACATCGCCGCCATCATCGAGCAGGCCATGGATGTGGTGGCCGAGAAGCGCAAGAGCCGGAAGGAGGCCGGGGAGGACCTGGGCGACGTGACCGCCGACGAGGTCCTGGAGGCCGTGGCGGAAATCATCGACGCCGCCGGCGGTGAGGACGAGGCCAAGGCCGACGACGAGCCTACCGAGGACGAGGAGAAGGCCGGCGAGGGCGAGGAGGAAGGCAAGGGCCGCAAGGCTGCCCCCCGTCCCACCTCCCGCAAGGCCGCCCCTGCTTCCCGGCCCGCCCCCGCCCAGCGGAAGTATTCTTCTATCTACCTGAGCCGGGGGACCTCCGGCGGCGGGTCCGACAAGAAGACCATCCCCCCCGCCATCCAGCTCGCTCGGGCCATCAAGTGTCTGGATGTCTTCGGGCGTCACGACCCCGACGCCGCCTCCTTCTATGCCCGGAAGAAGTACGGCGACGCTGAGATGTCCAGGGAGTTCAAGGCCCTGTCTGCCACCAACCCCGGCGGGGGCGGCTACCTCATTCCCGAGGTGTACCTGGCCGACATCGTGGAGCTGCTGTACGCCAAGACGGTCATCTTCGGCCTGGGCGCTCAGAAGGTCCCCATGGCGAACGGCAACCTGAACATCCCCCGGATGACCTCCGGCGCTCGTGCGACGTGGGGCGGTGAGGGCCGGAAGATTGCCAAGAGCCAGCCCGCCTTCGGCAACATCAAGCTGTCCGCCAAGCGGCTGGAGGCTATCGTCCCCCAGACCCGTGAACTGCTGATGTCCACCGACTTTTCCGCCGACCAGATTTTTGCCAATGACCTGACCCGGCGCATGGAGCTGGGCCTCGACTTCGGCGCTATGTTCGGCAAGGGCGGGGAGTTCCAGCCCCTGGGCGTGTTCGCCGACAAGGAGGTGGAGCACCTGGACGCCACCAAGCTGAACAACACCGACCTGGCCTCCGCCGCTGGCGTCATCACCGCCGACTTCCCTGTCTTCGTCCGCTCCAAGGTCCTGGCGAAGAATGTGGACGACGCCCACCTGGGCTGGGCCATGAACAGCGTCCTGGAGGGCTTCTTCATGAACATGAAGACCACCACCGGGGCCTACATCTACCGGGACGAGATGACCGGCGGCAAGCTGCTGGGCTTCCCCTACCTGGTCAGCAATCAGATCACCACCAGCGACGGCGGCACCACCGAGCTGGCCTTCGGTAACTGGTCCGACCTGCTGGTCGGTGAGCAGATGGGCCTGGAGACGTACACCACCCTCGACGGGTCCTGGGTGGACGAGGCTGGGGTCCAGCACAACGCCTTTGAGGAGAACCTGGCGGCTACTCGTGCGCTCATGTATGTGGACATCGCCGCCCGCCACAAGGAGAGCTTCATCCACGTCAGCAACATCAAGGCTTTTTGAGCCTGAAGGAAGGAGAACAGAACGATGAAACGTGAGCTTATCCAGAACGTGAAGGCCATCCCCTACACCAGCGGGGAGGCCATCGACCGGGCGGGCTTCCTGTCCGCCGTGTGTGCTGTGAAGGCTGCCGCCGCCGGCAACATGAAGGTGGCCGTCACCCACGCTGATACCTCCACCGGGACCTTCGAGGCCGTCCCCGATGCCTGCCTGTTCGTGGGCGGCGGGGACGAGGCCAAGGACCTGAAGGCCGGCGACATCGCCAACTTCGATATCGACCTGGTGGGCTGCAAGCAGTTCGTCAAGCTGACTGTCAGCGGGGCCGCCGCTACCGTGGCTGAGGGCGCCACCCTGGGCTGCTCTTTGGTCCTGGGCGACCCTGCCCAGGCCCCTGTCTAAACGGCCCCAGAGCCGTCCAGGAGGTGCTTCAGATGGCGAGAGTATATCCTACCCACCAGGCGGTCAAACCCGCCTCTAACAAGAAGGGGAAAGGCCCCAAGGAGGCCAAGGGCGAGAGCGCCCAGACCTCCGAGGGCGAGAAGGAGCTGAAGGAGGGGGAGGGCGAATAGCCCTCCCCCCTGTTTGCCGTGAAAGGAGGCGACGCCCCTATGCCTGATGCAGGGACCCAGACCCAGACCCCGGCCCCGAGCAACGAGCCGACCGAGAGGCTGGCCTACAATGCCATGACGACCCTGGCCGATACTCTGGAGCGGCTGGGGATTGACGAGGCCGACGCCGATGTCGCTGTGAAGAATAACGTCATCCGGCTTATCAATTCGGCCTCCGCATGGGTGGAAACCATCACCGGGAGGAAGTTCGGGCGGGCCACCTATGTCCACCGCTACCCCTCCCCCGACGCCCAGGAGCTTGTCCTTCAGCAGTATCCCATCCGGGCTGTGGAGTACGTCAAGGACGTGGCGTCCGGGGTCCCCTTTGACCCTGCCACCTACGACTTCACGATGGAGGGCGACATCGGGGTCCTGTACCGTGACGAGGGCTGGCCCTTCCGGGGCTACCGCTACGGACTGGCGAACGACGTGAAGACGCCCAGCCGGTCCCTGGAGGTGAAATTCACCGCCGGGTATATCCTGCCCAAGGACGCCACCGAGGAGGAACCCAGCGACCTCCCGTGGGACATCATCGCTATCGTCTGGGGGATTGCCGAGCAGGAGTTCTCCGTCTTGACGAACGGGTCCCAGGGCCTTGCTGCCTTCTCTGTCTCTGACGTGAGCTGGACATTTGACAAGGAGCCTCGGGCCTCCTGGATGGAAACCCTCGGGCATTATACGAGGTGGTGACGGGGCATGACGCTGAACGACCAGGTGTTGCCTGAGCTGAGAAGGATACGGGCGGAGCTGGAGAAGCTGAAAGCCTGCACCATCCACGTCGGCATCCAGGGAGATGCTGACAGCGAAATCCTGACCATTGCCCGTGTCCACGAGTATGGGGCCACCATCCACGCCAAGAACGCCAAAAACCTGTGCATCCCCATCAATAAGCTGTCCTACGACAAAAGCCCCAGGGACTTCGATACCCAGGGGCTTTTCTTCTTTCGGTCCGAGAACGGCTTCCTGCTGGCCGCTATCCCGAAACCCGGAGTAAAGCGCCGGCGGCGGAAGAAGAAGGGCGAGGGGGAGGCCGGGGGCGAGGAGGAACACGACCTCGAATTGCTGTTCCTGCTGCTGCCCTCCGTCACCATCCCCGAGCGGTCCTTCATCCGGGCGGGCTTTGATGCCAACCGGGAAAGGCTGGCCGAGGTCTGCCAATCCCAGGTGGCCGCCATCATCCATGGAAGGAAGACGGCGGCCCAGGCTGCTGAGTGGATAGGCGGGAAGGCTGTGGACTTTATCCACGAGTTCATGTCGGACAGCGGGAACTTCACCCCCAAGGGGGATATTCAGAAGGAGCGGGCGCCGAGCTGGGCAAATAGCCCGCTGACCGTGACGAAACGGATGTTCAATTCTATCACATGGAAAGTCGAGGGCCTGGAATGAACTTCACGAAAATGGCACAGCCGACCATTCCCAGGGGGCTGCTGCACACCATGTACGAGCTGAAGGCCGCCGGGGGATATGACCAGACCAAGGGCGGCCAATGGGTGCCGGGTATGCCCTCCAGGACCCCCTTCAAGGGGGCTGTCCTGCCGGTCAGTGACAAGGACCTCCGGCGGGAGCTGGCGGGGACCGTGACCGACCACAGCGAGAAGATTTACACAAACGGCTATGCCCTGAGCGTGGGGGGACAGGTGCTTGACCCCGATACGGGTGTGACCTACACCGTCACCCAAGAGCTGGGCCACAACAGCATCCACCCGATGAAACGGTATCTCGTGGAGGCGAGGAAGGGGGCGGCCCCGAAATGACGTTTGTGGAGAAGCGCAACGCCCTTGTGCTTGCGCTGTCCGAGTATGTGGGCCGCCCTGTCCTGCTGGCGAACCAGGTCCAGCCGGAGGAAGAACCCCCGTACATCGTTTGGGAAATCCTGTCCGACTACACGCCGGACGGTAGCCTGGGCCACTTCTCTACGGAGGATGCGGGGGAAGGCTATGCGCTGTCGGTGAGGACCGAGCAGCCCACCGCCACGCTGTCGTTTACTGCTTGCAGCATCAATAGGTCTGGAGTGGGAGAGGATGGGACACCCTTCTACGTTCTGGGGGCTGACGAGGCCCAGGAGCTTGCGGGGAAGGCCCAGGGCTTCTTCCTGCATGGGGGGAGGTATTCCATCCAGAAGGCGGGCTTCGTCGTCGTGGAGGTGACGAACGCCGCCCCCCGTGACGCTCTGGAGCTGGACGAGATGGGCCGTCGCTTTGGCTTTGATGTCCGCTTGCGGTATGTCCGCACTGATGCTGAGAAGGTCACCACGATTGATGGTGCCGTGACAAAACAAACCAAGAAGGAGGAACAAATTCATGCCGAATGACGTAATTGTCGTCGTTGACATCGACGCAAAGCCCAAGGGCGTCGAAACCCTGGACATCCTGCTGCTGTCCACCGAGGGCAAGAAGGATATGAAGACGTACCGGGACCTGTCCGTCATCAATACTGACTACCCCGGCAAGAAGGTGGCGAAGATGGCCGAGGCCCTGTTCAACCAGGGGAAGACCACCCTCGCCACGACCCTTATTCGGAAGGTCCGTATCGCCGGTATCGAGGCCCCTGCCGGGGATGACGAGAAGGCCAAGGCCACCGCTCTTGTGGCGGCTGTGGAGGGCATCCGGGAGAAGGACGACGACTGGTATATCCTGCTGACCGACCAGACCTCCCCCGAGGTCGTGGAGGCCCTGGCGGCCTGGGCTGAGGCTTCGGAGCCGACCGAGGCGGAGCTGGGGGCCGGTATCGAGGACCATCGGAAGCTGTACTTCGGCCAGACCACCAAGAAGGAGGGCAACCCCAGCAATGCCCGTGCCATCGTCATGTATGTGGACGAGGGGAAGCTGGAGGAATGGGCGGACGCCGCCTACCTGGGGAACGTGGGGCCGTTCTACCCCCAGAGCGTCACCTGGAAGTTTAAGCGGCCCCAGGGCATCTCTGTCCCCGACCTGACCTCCGGCGAGCGTGACGCCCTGGCCGAGCAGTATGTCAACTTCCTCACTGTGGAGTACAAGCGGGAGTACGTCAAGAACGGGTCCTGTCTGAACGGGGAGTTCATCGACGTGCAGATCGGGGCTGACTACATCGCCAAGACCATGCGGGAGAACCTGTACGACATCTTCCTGGAGAACGCCACCATCGGCTACACCGACGAGGGCTTTGCCATCGTTGCCGACGGTGTGTATAAGGCCCTCAACCGGGCTGTGGACCTGGGCATCATCGCCCGGGACCCTGAGAGCCAGCAGGGGGTCTATACTGTGGTCGTCCCCAAGCGGTCTGAGGCCACCGACGAGCAGGCCCGGTCCCGCCAGATGCCCGACATCGCATGGGAGGCCCTGCTGGAGGGGGCCGTCCATTCCGTCAAGGTCAAGGGTGTCCTGCGGGCCACCCTGAGCGCCTGAGCTGAAAGGAGGATATACGAGCTATGAGCAACAAGACTGTAACGAGCTATGACCCCCAGAAGGTCAACGTCATCGTGGCTGGCCGTGTCATCACCGGCTTTGCCTCTGACGGTGTGGTGAACCTGACGAGGAACAGCGACAGCGTGACCCCTGCCGTGGGCGCCAAGGGCGACGTGGCCTACTCTGAGAACGCCGACGAGACGGGGACCGTCGCCCTCACCCTGATGTCCACCTCCGCCAGCCTCGCCTACCTCCGGGAGCTGGAGGCCAAGCGGAAAATGGTCAGCGTGTCCGTCCAGGACAAGAACGACAGCGACAGCTTCGTGATGGCCTGTGACAACTGCCGGGTCCTGAAGATGCCCGACGCCAACCGAGCGAAGGAGCAGGGGACCGTCACCGTGAATATCTACGTCCCGTCCATGGTGCTGCGGTAAGGCGGCACTATGGCGTGGCCAAGAAAACCGAAATCACTGACTGAAAGGGGCTATCGGAAGTATATGGCGAAGCAGAAGAAAGTGACCGTCGAGGGTCAGGAGTTTACCCTTCAGAGCGTTTCCCCGTCCTGGTATTTCCAGACCAATGACGAGTGTGGGATGACCGGGGGCCGGGGCCGTGACACCAGCAAGTATCTGGACACTATGTTCAGGAATGTGGTCATCGCCCCCGCCGAGGTCGCCAGCCAGGGCATGAGCTACTTCGACGAGAAGGAGGACGTCAAGACCCCCGAGAAACTTATCAAGGCCATCGAGCAGTTTCTTCGAGACTGAGAAATCGGTCGAGCTGGCCCGCCAGAGGGCCAAGCGGAACAAGGAATTTTGGCTGATGGTCTTCACTGGCCCTGGCCTGTCTTATGCTGACCTCCGGGGGATGGACCTCGGGGAGTTCAGGGAGGCGGTCGAGGCGAAAATCCTTTTCAATACTGAATGGAAACCCACAAAAAATGGGGGGCAAGGCTGAGTGCCTGCCCCCCTCTTTTTGTGCATAAGGAGGTGACACCGTATGGCTGACAGCCGAGAAATGACCTTCGGCCTCGACTTCGGTCTGGATGAAAGCATCGACAAACTGGATGACCTTATCAACCGACTGGAGCAGAGCATCGACAGCATGGGAGCTGCCGAAAGAGCTGGCCGGGATATGGGGGCCGACATCGAGGCCGGGGCCGACGTGGGGGCTGGAGGTATGGACCGCCTGACCGACAGCATCCGAGGTGCTGCCGATGAAGCTGGAGGCGCCGCCGACGACATCCGCCGGGACCTGGACGACATCGGGGCTGGAGCTGACGAGACTGGCGACGAGTTCCGGGACACGTTCAGGCGCATGGGGGCCGATGCCGGCGGTTTTGGGCAGGCTGTGGCGAAGTCTATGGGTACAGCCCTGAAGGAGGGCCGGAGCGCCGCTAAGGGCCTCCAGGCGGGCTTTGAAGGGGCTATCGGCTACACCCAGAAGAAAGTGGGGGGGCTTGTGACCTCCTTCAAGTCCGGGGCCAAGAATATCGGGACGGCCTTTATGCACCCGATAAAGACCATCAAGGACAAGCTGGGGGCCGCCCTGCTGTCTGCCGCCGATGATGCTGAAGACCTGGGCGACGCCGCCGATGATGCCCGGAAGGACCTGGACGACATGGGCGACGCTGGGGGCGATGCTGGGGAGCAGATAAAGGACGCCATCAAGGGGGCGCTGACCGCCGTTATTGGCCTGGAGGCTATCAAGGCCGGTATCGACAAGCTCAAAGAGCTGGGGGCCGCCGCATTGGAGGCCGCCGGAGCTGCTGAGAGCATGGGGAAACGCTTCGGGGCCTCCTTCGAGGGGACCGATGCCGCCGAATGGGTGGAGAACTTCGCCGGGGCCGTTCACAGGTCCACGGCTGAGGTGCAGGGCTTCATGGTGTCCAACAAGGCTATGTATGCCGAGCTGGGCATAACTGGAGAGGCCGCCACCGAGCTGTCCAAAATCACCACTTCCCTGGCCTATGACCTGGGGAACGCCTTCAGCATGGATGATGCCGAGGCCCTGGCCGTCATGCAGGACTATATCAGCGGGAACACCAACGCCCTGGAGGAGTTCGGGGTCCATATCGACGACGCCACCCTGAAGGCGAAGGCCATGGAAATGGGCCTCGGGGCCGAGCTGGATGCCCTGGACGATGCTGCCCTGGCCCAGGTCCGCATGAACACCCTGCTGGACCAATCCAGCAAAATCCAACAGGCCGCCGTGAAGGACACCGGGGGCCTGGTGAACAGCACGAAAAACCTCAAGGGGGTTTGGAACGAGTTCCTGGGGGATGCCGGGGCGAAATTCTCCCCCATGCTGGAGGGGCTGTTCGGGCTGATTATCAGTAATTGGCCCACCATCGAACCGATGCTGATGCAGCTCGTTACGGTCCTGAGCGACGGGCTGGCGGAGAGTATGCCCGTCATCCTGGAGCTGGGCCAAACCCTGCTGCCCATCCTGATTGACGTACTCGGGACCCTCTTTCAGGCCGCCACGCCGCTCATTTCGGTATTCAGCTCGCTGGCCTCCACGATCTTGCCGCCAGTAGCCAACATCATCGGGTTGCTGGCCGAAACCGTCATACCGCCCCTGGTGGACATCCTCGACACCCTGAACACGTCTATTATCACGCCGCTTGTGCCTGTGATACAGCGAATAGCCGAGGCCCTGCTGCCGCCCATCGGCCAGCTTTTGGGTGCTATTTCGCCAATCTTGCAGGCCATTTCGCCCGTTTTGAGCGTAATCGGCGACGTTTTAGGGACCATAGCCGACGTGCTGGGGTCTGTGGTCGGATGGCTGGCCGACGGGGTTGGAGCTGTGGCGAACTTCTTCGCTGGCCTGTTCGGTGGGGCGAAAGAGAGTGAGGCCGCCGTAAATGACCTGAACGGGGCCGTCAATGGCCTGGACGAGACGACGAGCAAAGAAACATCCCTTGCCGTGGACACCAACGACTACAAGGAGAAGGTGGAAGGGGCCGCAAACGCCGCCACGGACGCTGTGACGGAGAGTTCCAATGCGGCAAAGGAAATCACAGACGTAAACTTCCTGGCGATGGGAGCGTCTGCTACGGCTACCTATGGCACCATGCAGACCGACGCCGAGACAGCCTGGACAGCGATGACTACCGCCGCCGAGACTGGAGCCGGGAAAATCGTCGCCGCCCTGGAGAGGATAACCGCCGCCGGGAAGGAGGCGGGGAAGGCTGCCAGCATCCAGATGGGGGCTGACATCCCCCACAATGCCCGAGGCACTGACAACTGGAAGGGCGGCCCCACCTACATGAACGAGGAGGGTGGGGAGCTGGCCGTCCTGCCCGGAGGGTCTGCTATCATCCCAGCGGACCAAACCGACCGTCTGATGTCTTCCTTCAGCTCCAATGTGACAAACCAGCAGAACAGCCGAAGCATGACCTTCTCCCCAAAACTCGAAATCAAGGTGGAGGGTGGAGGGGACCCCCAGGCCATTGCTGACGCTGTGGAGGGCCGTATCAGGGCTTTGTTCGACGAACTGTATGCTGAGGCCCAGGAGAGGGACTATACCGACCGGGCCATGCAGCAGGGCTACGCATAACGGAAGGAGTGGACAGGCTTGTATATCCTGCAAGGGGCGAAATGCGGCACCGTCCGCTTTGAGCCGTTCAAAACTGGAGTTATCACCAAGGAAACCGTGAGCAGGCAAAGCACCATCACCGACAACCCTGTGGAGGGCGGGGGGAATATCAACGACCATGTGTTTCGCTCCCCCCTGTCCTTCCAGCTTGCCGGGACCGTGACGGATGGAGCTGCCGCAATCGCCACCCTCAATCAGATGTGGACCCGTGGCGACATCCTGACCTACACGGGGCGGAACCGGGTCAGCAATCTGGTGATACAGAACCTCCAAAGCACCCACGACGCCACCAACCGTAAGGGCTTTACGTTCACCGCCACCCTGAAGCAAATCACCCTGGGTAGCAGTTCCGCAAGCGGTACAGCCGAGATGATGTCCGACCAGGATAGTGCTGCCGCCGCTTCGTCTGGGGGGAAGACCTCCCCCCAGACGGCGAAGACCAGGGCCGATGGGCTGAAGACTACCACCAGCGAGAAAATATCCAGCAGCGCCTATGCTTCCTACGTCAATTCCTACAACAGCAAGCCGGCGGGAAGCTCCGGGCCGTCCAGCAGGGCGACCCCCACGAACACAGGGAGGAAGTGAGGAAATGCAGCTTATCGAATTGGGGGCTGAGGTGGAATACATCGAAATCGACACCTCGAAGGTCCCCTACACCTTCAGCGTGAAGCTGAAGGACAGGACCTACTCCTTCACCGTCCGCTATAACGACATCGGGAAGTTCTTCACCGTGGACCTGAGCATCGCCAACACCGGCGAGGTCCTGGCCTATGGCGACCCCGTGAGATATGGGCGGCCCCTGTTTGGACCCATCGAGGACGAGCGTTTCCCCCTGCCCGTCATCATCCCTCTGTGCCTGACCGGGGACGAAATCGACACCGTGACGTGGGAGAACTTCGGGAAGCTGGTCAAGCTCTACCTGTTCGATAGGAGGGCCGAATAATGTCCTTTTGGATGCGAGAGGCCACCCTGCAAATCGGGGGGAAGGTCTACGGCATGGACGACCTGTACTTCGAGTTCGAGGTCCCCTTTGAGGACAGCGACACCCTCCAGTCTGCCACGTTCAAGGTCTATAACCTGTCTGAGGCCACCCGGAAGGGCATCAAGAGGGGGAGCGCCATCATCCTGAACGCCGGCTATGAGGGGGACATCGGGGCCATCTTCGTGGGGAAGGTGTCCGCCTGCTCCCATAAACACGACAAAACGAACTGGATAACCTCCATCACCGCCACGGCCGCCATGGACGAGTGGCTGAGTGCGAAGGTCGCCAAGACCTACGCCAAGGGGAGTACGGCCCAGGAGATAGTGTCCGACCTCCTGAACATATTCGGGCTGGAAATCGGCGAGTTCTCCCTGGCCGTCAACAAGGTGTACGACCGGGGCCTGGTATGCGATGGGAAGGTCAAGGACCTCCTGAAGAAAATCGCCGTTGACGACTGCAAGAGCCGCTTTCTTATCCGTACCGGGTCCGTGGTCATCAGCGACCCCTCCAAGGGAATATCCAACGGGCTTGTGCTGACCCCTCAAAGCGGGCTGCTGCTGTCCGGGAACGAGGTGGAGGAAACCGTCATCGCCACTGGAGCTGACAGCCAAAAGAGCGCCAGCGCCAAGGGCGAGGAAGGGAACTACGTCAGCCGGGACTTCCTGCTCAACTACCATGTCGGCCCTGCTGAGGCCGTGGCAATCCAGTCCGCTACCCTGAACGGGAAATTTATCGTTGTGAAGGGAAAGCACACGGGAAGCCCGAGGGGGGCCTGGAAGACCTCCGTCGAGATGAAGCCAGCGTAAAGGAGGGGCTGAAGGTATGGCGAGGCAAAGCAAAAAGAGAGCCTACGAGGACGCAAGGACCCAGAGCGAGGCCGCCGCCCTGTGCGTGGCTGACATCGTGAAGGTGGTCGCCTTCGACGAGGTCAAAATGACGGTGGATGTGCAACCCCTGACCCACTACCCGGACGAGGACACCTTCCAGACCAAGCCCCAAGTCCTGGCCGTCCCTGTTTCTATGGTCTACGGGGGCGGATGGGTCTTCCGGCCCATCTACAAACCCGGCGACATCGGTGTGGTCCTGTATCTGGACCGGGACAGCGACGCCGTGATAGCTGGAGGGGCTGAGGCTGACCCGAACACCGAGCGGCTGCACAGCGGCGACGACGCCATCTTCCTGGGGGGAGTGAGGACCGGGACAAATCAGATCACCGGCCTGCCCTCCGGGACCCTGTGCATGGCGACCGTGGACGGGAGCGTCTACCTGTCCATGACCAAGACCGGCATCGACATCAAGGGGAATGTCACCATCACCGGGGACCTGACGACCCAGGGCGGCATCGTCAATCTGAATTAGGGGGAGGGCTGAGGAATGGCACAGGCAACACGCCAGGGGGACAACTGCACAGGTCACGACGCCTGCCCCCCTGCCCCCCTGGTCGAGTATAGCGCCGACGTGAAAGTCAACGGGCTGGGGGCTGGCCGGGTGGGGGACCATTACGCCACCCACGGCTGTGTCACCCACCCCGGACACCAGGACGTTATTTCTGCTGGAAGCTCTACCGTATTCATCAATGGGCACCCCGCCGCAAGGGTGGGGGACGCCGTTTCCATTGGCGGGTCCGTGATGGAGGGAAGCGGCGACGTTTTTATCGGAGGATGACGAACTATGAGCGATGAAAAGTATACCCTGAAAATCGACCCCGTGACCCGTGACCTTGTTCTCGATGACGAAGGGGTCATGGAGATTGTCACGGGGGATGATGTGAGCGCCCAGGCGGTCAGGCTGACCCTCCAGGCGTGGCAGGGGGAGTTCCCCTTCGTCCCCTCCCACGGCACCGCATACGAGCGGATAATGGGCAAGAAGCCCTACGAGCTGACCGAGGACGAAATCCCTGAAGTCATCCGGGACGCCGTTTTCCAGGAGCCGGAGGTCGAGGAGGTCCAGGAGGTCAGCTACACCATGGAAGGGCGGGCGCTGGCCGTGTCTGTATCTGGCCGCCTGTCTGATGGAGAAACTATCAATGCGGAGGTGACAACGAGTTGAACACCGAGGAATGGGGCGTAACCGAAAGAGGCTTTCGCCGCCCTACTTATGTCGAGCTGCTGAACGCCATCGAGTATAAGGCAAGGGAGTTGTTCGGGCAGAGGGCCGTCCTCACTGTGCGGTCCCCCCTGGGCATCTTCCTCCGCATTTTTGCGTGGATGCTCAACATCTTGTTCGCCCTGATGGAGGACGTTTACAACAGTCGTTTTGTGGACACCGCCGTCGGGACGAGCCTGTATAACCTGGGCCGGGCCATAGGGCTGTCCCTGCTGCCCGCTCAGAAGGCCAGCGGCTATGTGACCTTCAGCGGGGCCGTCGGGACGGCTATTCCCTCCGGCTTCCTTGTGAAGACGGTGGCGGGCTATCAGTACGCCGTCCTGGTAGCTGGGCGCATCGGGGCCGACGGCACCGTGATACTGCCCGTTCAGGCTGTGGGGGCTGGAGCCGACTACAACGCCGACGCCGGGACCGTGAAGGAAATCGTCAACCCCCTGGATGGGGTGTCGTCCTGTACGAACGCCTCCGCCATGACCGGCGGGCGCTGGAGGGAGAGCGACGAGGAGTTCCGGGACCGCTACTACAAATCCGTGGACTTTGCCGGGGGCGTCAATGCTGATGCCATCGCCGGCGAAATCCTCCAGAACGTCGAGGGGGTCTATTCGGCCATCTGCTACGAGAACGACACCGACGAGGTGGACGCCCTGGGCCTCCCCCCGCACAGCTTCGAGGTGGTGGCCTACGGCGGCCTGGACGAGGAGGTGGCGAAGGCCATCTTCCGGCGGAAGGCTGGAGGTATCCAGACCTATGGAGGAAAGACCATCCCCGTGGTGGCCTTGAATGGGCAGAGCTACGACATCCATTTTTCCCGGCCTGCCACCGTCCCCATTTACATCAAGGTCTATGACCTGGAAACGGACACCAACTTCCCCTGGGACGGGGAAAGCCGGATAAAGGCCGCCCTTATCTCCTTCATCGGGGGAGATGTCCAGGGCGGCTTGCCTATCGGGACGGACGTGCTTTACATGGCCCTCCCTGGGGCAATCTTGTCCGTCCCTGGGGTGGTCGATTTTAGCCTGAGTATCGGGACCAGCGCCGCCGCCCTCGCCGTGAAGAATATCGTCATCGGCACGAGGGAGAAGGCCGTCACGAACGCCGACGCCATAACCATTGTGAGGGAGGCGGGGGCATGAGTGCGGGCTATCTCACCCAAATGCTGGACTTCCTGACGAGCGCCTACGCCAGGGAGGATATTCGCAACGCCCGCCATAGCCTCAGCCCCGAGACTTACATTGGGAAGCTGTTCGGGACCCTTGCGTGGGGCATGGAGCTTATCCACGACAGCGGCGACAGGATGGTGCTATGGGATAACCTGGACAACGCTCAGGGCGCTGTACTGGACCGCTACGGGGCAAATTTCGGGGTCGAGCGTGGAGGGTCCAACGATGCCTTCTTCCGGCTGCTTATCAAAATCAAAATGATTGCCCTGTTGTCCGGCGGGGACATCGACACCATTGTTTCGGCTGCTGCCAACCTGTTTAACGTGGAACTTCCCGAAGTGGAGCTTCGGGAGGTGTTCCCGGCCAAGGTGTGGCTGTATATCGACGAGGACATCCTGGACGCCGAAAGGCTGGAGGCTGCCCCGCTCATTGCGGAGCTGGTAAAGCGCATCGCCGCCGCCGGAATTGGGACCCGCATTTTTCTGAGGGTCCGGCATAAGTTCACGCACCGCCTGTACCTGGGCGTCGCCGCCGTGGATGAAATGGACCTGAAGGCGAACGTCCGCACAAGCATGAACCGAACCGGCAGGGCCTCCCTTCGGGTAGGTGCTACGGTTTGGGAAGACATCCAGATCACTGGAAAGATAAGGAGGAATTAAAGGCTATGCCGAACATCGACGAGTTGGAACCCATGCCGGGTGTAAGTGTGAATGATGGGAACGACGGGGCAATCCCCCTTATGAGCGGCTTCGAGGTCCTGGGCCGCATCCTGGCCCAAAAGGGTGGTGTGAACTACACCAAGGCCGAGCTGGACAGCGGGGACCTCCCCGAGGGGACTATCATCGACGAGCTGACCGCCCCGGTGCAGTATGCCGGCGATGGGCTTATCGCCAGCGTGGAGAACACCGGGAATGGGGAGGCCACCATCGTGGTCCAGGCGCACAGCATGGGGGTGGCTGTCGGCTTCCCCTGCAAGGGCGTTTTGGTCTATGTGGAAGACCCAGACACCCACGGGGACGTGGCGTACTGCTACCTGGACCTTCACGACCACCCGGTCTGGATAAGGCCGCAGGGAAGCTCCATCAACTCCTTCGCCACCTTCTCCATCCAGAGCATCGTCACGGGCGCCGCCTATGTGACGGCGGTCATCAACCCCAACGCCCTGGCCCGCATTGTGGACCTGGAGAAATACGCCCTTTTGGGCCATAGCCACGAAATCACGGACATCATCGGTTTGGCTGATATTCTGGACGACCACTCGGCCAGTATCGAGCTGCTGAATGACCTCGTTTCTGGCGATATGCCTGGAGGCGTGAACCGTACCGCCGACTTTGGGACCGGCACCGGCCTGATTATCCGGGACGGTGTGCTGAACATCGTCGCAAGGACGGTCACGGCATGAACGGGGTCCTGTGTACCCCTGAGCAGGCGAGCTGCTTAATTCCGAACCTTATCGTGGAGCTGACGCCGCCGTGTCCCCTGGATGGGGCCGGCGGCCTTGTGCTTTGCGGTTTGGGATATAACGGCCAAAAGGTCACTGTCCGGGTGCTGGATGGCGTTCTCGAAGTGGAGGGCGTCCCGGCTGAGGAAGTGGAGGCCATGAGGGAAAGGAGGTGCATCAACTGTGTCTGCTGCGAGGCAAGGGGAGCTGACAATCGTAGGGAAGGCCAAGGACCTGGTAAACCATACCCTGACCGTGACCAATAACTCGAAGCTGTTCCCGAAGAAGGTCCGTTTCACCATCTGCCAGCGTATGCAGAATATCTCCCTTCAAATCCTGCACGACATCCTGGCGGCGAATGAGATTTACCCGGATAACCGCCAGAAGATGGAACAGCGGCTTGACCTCCAAAAGGAGGTCCTGACGAACTGCAAAGTGTTCTTGTCCCTGCTGGACATCGCCCTCGAACAGGGCTATGTGGACATCAGGCGGTGTGAGTATTGGACGGGGCTCACCACCGATGTCAAGAACATGGCGGCATCGTGGAGGAAGAAGGACGCCGAGCGGTTTAACCGGCTGCTTGCCGAGAAGAAGGCCCAGGCCCAGGGACAACCTCCCAGGGGCCAACAGCCCCCTCCCCGGCAGGGTGGCCCGCAATACCCCCGGCGATGATTTGAGGGCCTGGGGGTGTGTCTTGTTTGCGCTTGACCTTTGGTGTGCCGTGTGCGGTCCCCGAATGCGGGCAATGGCTACAACGCCCGCAACGTCAATACGGACGGGACGCTGAACAACAACAACGCCTACAACGGCAACAGGGGCGTGCGTCCGGGTTTGGTAGAAACTGCGATTGAGTAACCCGAGAGGGCGAAAGCTGAAGCCTATCACTATCAAAGCGAAGATACATCCCGTCCTGACCTGACAGGGAAGGGACAAACACATACCGTTGACGCCCTGGGCCTCGCACAGCGGAGGTCTGGAGCTGCCAGCAGCGGTGAGGTGCCGTGAATGAGTAAAACAGTCGAACCACCTTTTGAAGTCGTCTACGACTTCTCGAATCTGTATCGGGCCTATCGGATGGCCCGGAAGGGCAAGAGGTGGAAGAACCCCGTCGCAAGGGTGGAAGCCAATGCGCTGGAGGCTGTGCGGTTTATCCAGGCGGAGCTTGAAAGCGGGGAATATCGCCCCGGAGGATATTTCGAGTTCGTGGTCCATGAACCGAAGGAGCGCATCGTCCAAACCAACAGCTTCAAGGACAAAATCGTGCAGCACTCCCTATGCGACGAAATTCTTTACCCTGTCCTGTCTGCGCCGTTCATCCTGGACAACTATGGGTCCCAGGTGGGGAAAGGGACCTTGTTCGGCCTCGACCGTCTGAGCGGCTTCATGCGGGAATACTTCCTGAAGCATGGGGCCGCCGACGGTTGGGTGCTGAAGGCTGACGTGCGCCACTACTTCGCCAGCATCCGGCATGATGTCCTGAAACAGGACGTGCGCCGGCACCTGAAGGACCCACGGACCCTGGCCCTTGTGGATGCCATCATCGACAGTACGCCGGGGAACGTGGGTATTCCTATCGGCAACCAGAGCAGCCAAATATTCGCCCTGCTGTATCTTGACCCGCTGGACCATTTCGTGAAGGAGGTCCTGCGGGTCAAATATTATGGGCGGTATATGGACGACTTCTATCTTATCTGCGAGGACAAGGCCGCCCTTCAGGAGGCGTGGCGGAAAATTGCCGAGCTGCTGGCCCTCCGTGGGCTGGAGCTGAACGGCAAAACGAATATCTTCCCCCTGCGGAATGGCCTGGACTTCCTCGGCTTCCACAGCTACCTGACAGACAGCGGAAAGGTCATCCGAAAGGTGCGCCGCTCCAGCAAGTCCAGGATGGCCCGGAAGCTGAGGGCGTTCGAGGCCAAGTACAAATCCGGGGAGATGACCCGGAAGGAAATCGAGGATAGTTACAGGAGCTGGCGGGCCCACGCTTCGCATGGGAACTGCCGAAACCTTGTCCTCGAATTTGACCAGCGAGTGCAAAAAATCTTCTCTGAAGGAAGGAGCGAAACCCGTGGCACAAAAAATTAGTATGCTGCCTGTGAAGGCGAAGGTCAGGGACCCTCTGACCAAATACAAAGGGGTGCCTATCGCATGGGTCATCGGCGATAAGAACCACACCGGCTTCCCTGCCAGCTCCGTCACCCTCGTGGCCGAGCGTATGCTGACGCTGAAGTGTTTCGACGCCACCGAGAGCGGCGGAGGGAATAGCCGGGAGAGCTACGGCAACAACCGCTACATCTACGCCAACATCCGCCAGTGGCTGAATAAGGCCGGGACGGGCTGGTATACCCAGCAGCACAGCTATGACCGCCCGCCCTCCAACGCCAATGTCTGGAGTAACTACAACGAGTACGACGCCGAGGCGGGCTTTAAGACCGGCTTCAGCGCCGAGTTCCTGGCCGCTATCCTGCCCACCACCCTTATCGTGGCGAAGCCCTCTTGCGACGGTGGAGGGTCTGAGACACTGACCGACGGCATCTTCCTGTTGTCCATGGCCGAGGTGGGCCTGGGGTCTGAGAATGGCATCGCCGAGGGGTCCGTCCTGGCGATGTTCAGCGACAACAACTCCCGGAAGTGTTACCCCACCACCCAGGCCGTCAGCAACTCCGAGTACACCAACAGTTCCTTGTCTGCCTCCCAGCCTTGGTGGTGGTGGCTGCGGTCCCCGAGTGCGGGCTATGGCTACCACGCCCGCAACGTCATTACGGACGGGACGCTGAACAACAACAGCGCCTACGGCGGCGGCGGGGGCGTGCGTCCGGCTTTGAATTTGTCCTCTGAAATCTTGGTATCTGATACCCCAGATTCTGAAGGATACTATACGATTATCTGGAATAACGCCCCCACCACGCCCCCCGGTATCACCGTACCCGAGACTGTGCGGAGCGGGAAGGGTCTGGCGGTGAGCTGGGCCGCATCCATGGACAGCGACGGGGACGCCGTAAGTTATGAGCTGGAGCGGCAGTACAATGGCGGGGCCTGGTCGAAGGTCTACGACGGGGCCGCCACACAGTACACGGATAATATCACGACGGCGATGAACACGGTAGCGTATAGGGTGCTGGCGAAGGACAGCCGAGGCGGGCGGAGTGGATATACCACGAGCCTGACCCGGACCGTGATACACAACGCCGACCCCACCGTGAGCGGGAGCGACCAGGCCCTGGGGGTGGTGACCACCCCGCCCAGCTTTACCTATACCGTAGGGGATGTGGACACGGGCGACACCCTGGAGGTGGTGGAGATGCTGGACGGCCAGGAGGTCCGCACCATCGAGGAGGCGGTCCGGGGCCAGCAGTACACCTTTGCCCTGTCCGAGGTCCAGTTCGCCGGTCTGAAGGGAGAACACACCATGAAGGTGAAGGTCACGGACAGCGCCGGGAACAGCGCCACCCGTACCATTACCTTCTCCCGGTCCGTGTCCTGTATCGACCTCGACTGGAAGATGGACGACACCAGCGCCGCCGCCGAGAAAATCCTGGTCAGCCTTCGGTATCTGGCCGCTGACAGCGCCGTCCAGCTCCAGGTGTGTAATAACTTCAACGACGCTTCCCCGGCCTGGGAGGATGCCAACAGCGGGCGGAAGCACATTTTCAGCAACAAGGCCAAGACCGCCGAGAGCTGGGCGGTAGGTGTCCGGGTGAAAATCCAGAAGACACCCGGCTTCGACACCATTGCCCTGTACTCCATCAGCGGCAGCTACATTTGACCTGAAGGAGGAACGTCAGCATGAAAAACCTTGACGAGGCGAGAGCCTACCAGCAGCAGACCCAGAGCCGGGACAATGCCGACTTGTGGTCCGCTATTCTGGATGTCCACCACGCCCTGACCGCCGCCGGCGGCCAGGGCCTCCCTGAAGCCACCCTCAGCAAGGCCCAGGCGAACCTTGTCCGGGCCGGGGTGGTGTCTGCTGGGGAGTTCACCGACGAGGAGCTGTCCCGGATGGCTACCGCCGACGGGGTGCGGGAGTGGCGGCCCGACATTGGGACCCTGTTCGCCAACGAGCCTGTCATCGGCCCTGACCGGGAAACCTACATCACCCTGACCCAGCACCAGGCCCAGGAAGGGTGGGCGCCGGGGTCTGAGGGTGGCCGGACCCTGTTTCGCCTGCTGAGGAAGGAGCCGGAGGGCGAGGGGGAATACCTCGACTTCGCCTGGGGGGAACACGTCCCCTTCGGAGCTGTCCGCCGGGACCCCGAGGACGGCCTGCTCTATACCCCCATCCACCAGGGAGGCGTGACCCTGTACGAGCCGCACTTCCCCCACCTGGTCCCCTCCGAATATGCCCTGTACGACGAGCCGGACCCGGAGCCTGGGCCGGACCCCTTCGACGTTCCCGATTGGGACGACCTCCCGGCCAACTACTCCTTCAACGTGGGGGAGCGTTTCACCTGTGACGGGCAGCTCTATGAGGTCCGCCGCCTGTTCGACAAGGTGGAGGGCTGGAGGCCCCCGGCCCTGTCTGGGGACTACTACCAGCCCGTCGCCACCTCCGTGGCTGCTGCCCAGGGAGGGGGTGAAGGCGAGGCATGAGCGAGACAATCATCGTCGCACTTATCACCGGCGGCCTTGCCCTTCTCGGGACGCTGGGCGGCAGCTACCTGGCGAACCGTAAGTCTGCCGCCCTGATTGCCTACCGGCTGGAGGAGCTGGAAAAGAAGGTGCAGGCCCACAACAACCTGGTCGAGAGGATGTACCAGGTCGAGGAGCGGACCGAGCTTCAGGAGGAGAAAATCAAGGTCGCCAACCACCGTATCGAGGACCTGGAGAAATTCCACAAGCCTGCGTAAAGAAGGAGGAACAGAACATGAATTTCATCGTCGAGAATTGGTACATCATCCTTGCCCTGGCCGCCGTCCTGGGGGTGGCCGTCTGGTACGCCTACCGCTATTTCAATCTTCCCAGCGAGGCCCAGCTTGCCAAGGTCCGGGAGTGGCTGCTGTGGGCTGTGACCGGGGCCGAGAAGGAGCTGGGCGGCGGCACCGGGCGGCTGAAGCTCCGCCAGGTCTATGACCTGTTCGTCGTCCGCTTCCCGTGGCTGGCGAAGGTCGTCCCCTTTGAGCTGTTCAGCCAGATGGTAGACGACGCCCTGGAGGATATGCGGGAGATGCTGAAGGAGAACCCGGCGGCGGCGGCCCTGGTAAATGGCGGGGAGGCTGGCAGCCATGAATAAGAGGCCCGTCAGCTACCTTCAGACCGACCCCAGGTGGGCCAAGAAGCCCTACCGGGTAAAGGGGGAGAATAGCACCATCGGGGACAGCGGGTGCGGCCCTACGGCGGCTGCTATGCTTATCGAAACCCTGACCGGGAAGACCTTCACCCCCGAGGACGCTTGCGCCTGGAGCGTCGCCCACGGCTACAAGGCCCTGGGGAACGGGACGTACTACGCCTACTTCGCCCCTCAGTTCGCCGAGTTCGGGATTAAGTGCTGGCAGTTGAGCTGGACGAACGCCTACCACAACCCGAAGGCCAAGGTCCACGAGCAGGCCAGGGAATACCTGAAGCAGGGCTATTACCTGATTGCCCTCATGAAAAAAGGGACCTGGACCGGCGGCGGCCACTTCGTTGTGGTCTGGTGGGCCGACAACAAGGTCCGCATCAATGACCCTGCCAGCACCAAGGACAAGCGGCTGAACGGGGACCCGGCGACCTTCTTCAACGAGGCGACCTACTATTGGGTCGTGGACGCCAGGGCCTACAACGCCGGGGGCGGGGCCTCCCCTGCCGGGCCTGAGTACGACACCTACACCGTGAAGGCTGGGGACAGCCTCGCCGCTATCGGTGCCAAGACGGGGGTGGACTGGAAGACCATCGCCGCCCTGAATGGCATCGGAAGCCCCTACACCATCTACCCAGGCCAGGTCCTGAAGCTGGCCGAGAAACCGAAGGAGGAAGTCGAGGAAATGACACAGGAACAGTTCAACAAGATGTTCGCCACGGCGATGCAGCAGTACCGCCAGGAGCTGAGGGACAACGACAGCGGCGAGTGGAGCCGGAAGGCCAGGGAGTACGCCGTCAAGGAGGGTATCTTCGCCGGCGGCGGTGCTGGAGCTGACGGCCAGCCCAACTTCATGTGGGAAGACTTCCTCACCCGTGAGCAGGCGGCGCAAATCCTGTTCCGCTTCGCCCAGACCCACGGTCTGGCATGAGGGGGAAGCGAGAGCAGATCAGGACGGCGGCGCCCCGGCGGAGGATGGGGAACACCGACCTGCTGGGCTTTCTTCTGGTCCTGCTGCTGGCCGCTGGGCTGGCCGGGGGCTTTGTGCTGGCCGTCCTGAGTATCAGGCATCAGTACAGCGGCCCACTGGCCTGCTGGACGGTGGTCTTCACCCCCATCGGCACCGCCCTGTCCATCGTCCTGTCCAGGATTGTGGAGAAGAACCGGGCGGAGAATACCAGCGCCGCCGGCGAAGGGGTGAAGTATGCCGCCGCCGCTGCCTCCGGCTTCCGGGAGGATGCCGGCGGAGCCTCTGAGAACAGCCCGCCCATTTGACAGCCTCCCCCTGCGGTGCTATAATCCGAGACGTGGCATTGCGGTGGCATTACGACACTGTGGACACAGCGGACGATACGGACAAATATCTCTATCTTTGTATATCGAAGGGCCTCCTTCGTCTCTAAAGAACGAGATAACGGACCCATTCAGTAGATGGGGATTGATTTTCACTGTCCAAACAATGGTGCGGGCTGCCGTGTCATATCCGCTGTTTTCCTTGACCAGCGTGGCCGTGCCGGGAGTTCCGCTGCCGTCCCCGCTGCCAACATCCTTTTTGGCGTTGGGTGTCGTATAATCTTGGTCGCCATAGTGGAACGTAAACCATGCGACATTGCTGCCCAGGCTTGTGCCGCTGTCGTACATATCCTCCGGCACATGGCTCTGATAGGTGATGGTAACAGGCTGGCTATTCGTTGTAGTTGTAATTGGAGAAATGGTAAAATCGTTATTTGTTCCGGCTGTCGCTGTTACGGCTGCTCCGTCCACCTTTACTGATCCTGCCACCAACGTACTGCCATTGGGAAGCTGGTCGTGAAGTGTCAGATTGTTTTCCGTTGCAAAGTCAAAGCCATTCGGCTGGAATGTAACCGTCCAATCGGTGGTGGAGCCGGTGCCGTCTGTATGGCGGGTCGTGTGTCCCTCCTTTGTCAGCCATGTGGGTTGGGGAATGGCTACGGTCTTGCTGCTGCTGATGTTCAAGCTGTTGAACACGCCATCTTCACCGGCAAATAAATCAGCGGCATTCTTTACGCTCTTGCTACCCGTACCTCCCGGCAGAAGAAGATCGTCGTTGATAGAGGTCTGATAGGTAATTGTCAGGGACGTTGCCGGATTTCCTTGTGTAGCCTGACCTGCGTTGAATTTTATGCCGCCAAAGGTCAAGGTTGTGTCGCTGCCGTCCGCTGGCGTTTCGACAAGCACATAGGTTTCTGCGTCTGTTGGAATATCATCACGGGAAGTATAGGCTGTAACCGATTGACCGCCTATTGTCACACTGTTATTGACATAGCTGTGCAAGGAGGTATCAATGGTGTCCCGCAGTTCAAAGGGGGTGTCCAGGGTAACGCCGTCGCCCTCGGTGGGGTTCTGCCAGGGAGTGTAATTGATTGTCCAGGTGATCGTTTTGTCCCTTAAGCTGCCGCCCTTGTTGATCTGCGCCTTTGCCGATACCGGCTCGTTTTCCGCATAGCCGAATTTGAGCTGTGTGTTGTTTTCAAACTTCATCGCGTAGAGGTTGCTGTTTCCGTCTATGGGCGTTTCACCTGCTGGTATGTCGTTTGCCCGATTGCAGTTTAGATAAAAATAAGCGTTATTCAGTTCACCATACTCTGACAAAATTGTGCCGCTCCCATCCGATTTTGCGGCAAATGTGACCCATGCGCTCTTGCCATCTGCATAGATTGCTCCAAACTGCTCCTGCTTTCCATCTTCTGTTTCTACTGTTAGTGGCGATCCGCCTTCCAAATGGGGCAGCACCAAATGGGGAGATACATCCAGGTAATATTTCGTTCCGGCTTGTATGCTATTGCATTGAGCCTCTGTAATCGTGTATGTATAGCGCAGGATCAGCTTATCATCTTTTTTTAGCAAAGTATTGTCTTGAACTGCTGCACCTACTGACTGTCCATCGGCACCGGCATAGTGGAGAGTTATGCTGTCAAATGTGACAATGCTGGAAAGTTTTTCCCCATTGTCCGCTGCCCGCGCCAGGGCAGGGAGAAAGCCCGTCAGCATAGACAGGCACAAAAGGAGTGCGGCAAGCCGTACTCCTGGATGGTGTTCGGATTTTGGTTTCCGTTGGAGCCGTTTGCCGCCCCGGCTGTGACGATGAAACATACCCATTTCATATCCTCCCCTTTATTTCAGCAAATATTTAAGACCGTCCCATTTTTTTCCTTTGCGCCGCAAAAATGTTTTGTGTAATCTGCTCCTGATCGGCGTCGGTCAGTTCCAAAAACCGGCATCCGTATTCAAATCCGTCCTCTCCCTTTTCAATGACGCGCATGACCTGGCTGAACATGGCGGATTCCGGCCGTTCCTCCAACAGCCTGACTTTCAGCAAAAACTTATCGCCATCATGGTATCGGTGTTCCGAGCTGATACAGGCTCCGCCTATGCTGATATTCAGCAGCTTGCACGGTTTTTCACCCATCGACAAACCGCTGAACATGGTGGCGGTGGCGTCCAGATTTGTGTCCAGGCGGAAAAAGGCGCGGTCGTTTCCAATCCGGCATACCTTCAATTCTGTGACTGAACATTTATTTTGCGGCAGAGGCGCAATCACGCCCTCCATGTAGACAGCCTTTCGATCACGGTCACTGTACCCGCGGATTCTGACAGGAAACGGTTCCTCCTGAGAAAAGGCGGCTTCTGAATATTGATGTAATTCAGCCTGACTCCCATGTAGGCCCATCAACTTTGCCACGAAAAGCATACGGCCATCCATAGCCGTCACCTCTACACGCATCCCCGAATAGATTTCCAGCTCATCCTCGTCATCTTCCGTCTTTTGAGGCGGCGCGTCCGTTTTCTTTCCAAATAAATTGAATAGCTTCATATCATCTCTCCCAAATTTATCTTTCAAATCTCTGCTTGAACTGTTCATCGGCCCAAACGACTTGGTTGCGCCCATGTTTTTTCGCATCGTACAGCATTGTATCTGCAATTTTTAGGTGAAGGTCATAGGCGCTTCCCGTTTCGGGGATCACAGTAACACCTCCTATGCTGACAGTGACCCACTGGGATACCTTCGGATTGTGCGGAATGTGTAAATCTTCTATGGCCTGCCGGATTTTTTGCAAATACTCAAACATTTTCTCAGAGGATTCACCCATCGAGATTGCCACAAATTCCTCTCCCCCGTAACGGGCCACGAAGTCTGTGCTGCGTTTCAAATGGGAGGAAATTGTTTTTGCCACGGCGGCGATTACTTTGTCCCCGGCTGGATGTCCAAATGTGTCGTTATACACTTTGAAATGGTCAATATCAAACATACAGACGGAAAAGGGGACTTGCAGGCGGGCTGCTTCATGCCATTTCGTCAGACTGTAACGGTCATATCTGCGGCGGTTTGCAACCCCAGTCAGTTGGTCGGTCATAGACTGTTCTTCAATCTGCCTGCGGTATCGGTACAGTTTGACGTGGGTGTTCACTCTTGCTTTGACGATCAGGGGAATATATGGCTTTGTAATATAATCCACGGCCCCTAAAATAAGCCCGCGCTGTTCATTTGCTGCGTCCGCAAGACTGGTAATCAAAATAACCGGGACGTTTTGAGTAATGATTTCCTCCTGCAATCTTTTCAGTAGTGTAAACCCATCCATTTCCGGCATTACTACATCCAACAGAATGAGGGAAAAATCTTCATCGTGCGCTCTGCGCAAGCCATCTTCCGCTGTCTGCGCAATGGCAACGTCATATTCGTCCTCTATGATTGCCTTCAGCTGAGTCGCTTGCAGCAGACTATCATCGACAATCAGTATTTTTTCCATAACTCCACTCCTTACTGTATTTACTCAGGCTATCCTCAAAACAACTTAATTTCCCTTATGTTGTATTGAATCGGGAATTGTATCTCTAATTTATTGCAAAAACCTAAAAAGGACTGGAAATAGGCGCAAAAAATCAGACGAGATATGATAAATCGTATCCCGCCGGTTCTTTCGTATTTAGATTTGGGAAAAGGCTTGTAAAAAAGGTGGTTTTCCTGTATAATGCGGATATGTATGGTAACTTCTTTTTGCCGAAACAACAACATAAGGGAAACTATGTTGTGTCCATCTTCGACTTCAACAACAAAAGGGAAATTATGTTGTAAGAATCAATCCAAGCTGCTCCATTTGTCTGGCGTGGACAAAACCACTCTCCGCAGTATAAATACGGGTGGTAGTGACATTGGAGTGACCCAAAATATCCGCCAGCCGGGACAAGTCCTTTTCCAGCGAGTAGTACGTCCGGGCAAACAGGTGCCGCAAGTTGTGGGGGAACACCTTGTCTGGCTCCACTCCGGCGCTTTCACACAGAGCTTTCATATCCCGCCAGATATTGGAGCGATCCAGGGGCTTTCCCGTCCGCGTTACAAACACCGAACCCTCGGTGATTTTTTGTTTTTTCAGATATTTTTTCAGCAGCTTGCACAGCTTCCCCGGCAAAAAGACGGTTCGCCGTTTTCCCTTGTTGCTGACCACTGTCCGGCCCAAGGCTGCCGCTTCCACCGTGATAAATCGGAGTTCCGACACCCGGATGCCGGTGGCGCAGATTGTCTGAAGGAGCAGGGCCAGCCGCTCATTTCCCTGCCGCCGGGCCGCATCCACCAAACGGACATATTCGGCGCGGGTCATCTCCCGGCTTTCGTCGCAGAAAAGAGGACGCTGTACTTTTAGCGGTTTGACGGACAGCTTTGGCCAGTCCATAAAATGAAAGAAACCGTTGACCGCTGCCAGCATAGAGTTGACGGTGGCCGGGGTATAGGTATCTGCCAAATGTTCTTTCCATGCGATCACAGCCCCTTTTGTGATTGGCTGCCCATTCAGAAACGCCATGAAGTCGTGAAGGTCATGAACATATTTCTTTACCGTGTTTTTGGCCCGTTCCTGTTCCTGGAGATGTGCTGCATACTGGGTAATATGGTCGGCAGTGATTGTAAAAGCTGTTTCCTGAGTGAACATGGTAATAGTCTCCTTTGTATTCGATGCTGATAGTTTTCCGAATAGAAAGAAGGTTATTCCAAAGCAAGTGAATGTTCATTGTCATGCGGCTAAAAATGAACCGCCTCTCAGCGGCATACTTTCATCTTTGTTCCTTTTTGCGGCTGTATTTCCTTCTTCTCGCAGTTAGCTTTCCTCATTGCCGAGTATGCTCTCTTTTAGAGCCTTTCCCGCCTTAAACACAGGGACGCTCTGCGCCGGAATTTCCACAACTTCCTTGGTTTGCGGATTGCGCCCTGTTCTGGCTGCACGGTGCTTTACTTCAAAGACACCAAAACCAGTCAGCTTGATTTTTTCATCCCTTTTCAGACCTTCTGTGATTGTAGACAGCAGACTGTCCAGAGCAATGCCGCAGTCTTTTTTTGCCATCCCGGTCTTACCTGCCATACGTTCAATCAATTCTTGCTTGTTCATATTTCCTCCTATTCTGGCAAAGGGTGTATTCCTTTGCCAATAACATTTTGTGTATCCAGCACAGTAAAAAGCTGGACAAATCCGCATTATACAGTCGAATACCACGGGTGTCAATAAATTTGGCAAGAATAAAAGCATTGAGTGCGCCCACTTTCGATTTTCCTGCTTTGGTTTTATGAAATTAATTTTGAAATTAACTGTGCTGACAAAGAAGTTATTTATCATTACATTCTACCCAGCACCACCACTCGTAGCAACCCCCGCATTGCCCGCCGTTGGGCATATTCCGCCAGTTCACAAGCGTTACCAGGGTGCCATGCGTAAGCGATTAAACAGTCACTTGTGTCCACCATGTAGCGGTTGGCCCGGACAATAGCCAGTTTGCGCGGTACACGCTCCATTCCTGGAGGATAAAAGGAGCCGTCAAAACCGCTTGGTATCTTTTCAGGCCGTTCCGCAGGGTGATAGGGACGCAGGCAGATCAGCCGCACGTCCGGGTGGCGTTTTTTAGCCCGCTTTACCGCGCTTGCCGCCAGCGCATCAAACCCACCGTAACGTCCTACCACAAATTCGCCCACGTCATATTCCGTAATATACCGCTCCACCAGGGCATCCAGTTCCGGGGCCAGACTATCCGGCGCATCCCGATGCCCAACAAAAAAGCACGTTTTTTCCATCGCACGACCTCCCGCGTCCATCCTTTGCTTGCTGGATTTAACAAAACTTCATATCCTTTAATTGCTCTATTATATCATTGTATTGCTATAAATGGCAATATCATTCTATAAATAATTTCTCGCTTTCGTGTTACCCTTTAAGTAGAAAGAGGGGTGCGCTATGGAAACGGAATACCGGGAGCAGTACATCCGCTTTGGACTAAAGGTACAATTTTACCGCAAATTGCTGGGGCTGACGCAGGAGGCGTTTGCGGATAAGATCGGACGGTCATGGTCGTATGTTGCTAAAATCGAAAGTCCCACGCGGGCCTTTGGCGTATCAATGGAAACGCTGTTCAAGATCGCGGAGGCGCTGAACGTGCCGGCTTCAAAGCTGTTTGAGGATTAAAAATCGCCCTGTGCTGACTGGAAACGTCAGCACAGGGCGAAAATTATGCGTCTGCGAGGTCAGTAGGCGGGGGTTCCGTACCCGTAAATCTCATAATGGCCTATGGCATAGCGGTTCTCCCGGCAGCTATCGCCGGAATTGCCCTCCACGGTGTAGACCATCCCGTTCTCCACTTTCTCCACGATGCCTACATGATCGGCAAGGCCGTCTTGGGGGCCAGAGCTGCCCTTATTGTTCCAGTCAAAGTAGATGATGTCGCCGGGGCGCGGCTCATAGCTGTTGTCCTGCCATAGCCCCCGATCTTTGAACCAATTAGAGCCGGAGATACAGCCCGCCGTCTTGGGGATCACGCCAGCGTCCAGATACCCGCACTCGTTGGCACACCAACTGACAAAGCAGGCGCACCACTCCACGCGGGAGTTGAAGCCGTACCACGACCAATAGGGCTGGCCCCCCACGTTGCCGAGCTGGGAGAGGGCCACTACCACGATCTCCCCGTCGCCCACGCCGATACCGTATAGGGCGCTGCTCCACATACTGCGGCTTTCTTCAGCCAGTAATTCCGCAAGCTGCGCCCGCTGGTCAGCGGTGAAGTTGTAAGCGTCCGCCATTTCATCGGCGGTCTTGTGGGTCACGGTGATATAGAGGGTCGTTGTCGTTACCTCGACTTCTTCCTCAATGATATTGCCCGCTCCATCATCCGTTTCAACGGTTTGGGTAGTTGTAGCGGTTTCTGTTCGGTGGCTTATCTCGTTCATAGCCCAAAATATCTCTTTCAACAACTCCTTTTTGCTGTCGTCCATCGTGGCGACTTCCTGGGGATTGTCCGGGTCGGTGGTGGTCTTAACGGCGTATATCGCCAACACTTCCGGCCAGACAGCGCGGGAGCCAGACATTTCAAGCGTATCATGGGCGGTGCCGTTTTTGATCTCGTCCAGCTTTCCCTCGTATTCTTGATTTATCTCCCGGACAACGGTGGGCATGGTCTGTCCTGTGCCGCTGTCCTCCCCGGAGAAGAAGATACCAAAACAGGAGCCGACAATCAAACCTATCAGGCAGATTATCACAATGGCAAGGATGGCAACCCAGCCCCCAGCGGCGATAGCGGCCACAAGCGCCTTGACGGACGCTATCATGGCCTTTACCGTGGCGGAAACGCCCTTTGCGGCGGCTTTCGCGGTGGCGGCGGCGGTCTTTGCCGTGACACGGGCGGCGTGGGCGGTCATTTTCGCCGCCTTCGCGGTGGCCTGTGCCGTTTTCTGTGCCGCCTTTGCCGTATGGTCTGCGGTCTTGATGGCGGTTTTAGACGTACGCTGGGCAGTTTTCACAGTGCCCTTTGCGGTGCGCTGGGCAGTCTTGACCGTCCGCTGGGCGCTCTTAACAGTGGTCTTTGCGCCCTTGGCGGTGGCCTTTGCGGTCTGCCTCATAGCCTGGGCGGGCCGTTTTGCCATTTTTATGGGCGTTTCCACGACATTGACCGCCGTTTCCACCTGCCGGGGTGCTTTGGCAGCGTCCGGGAGTTTTATCTGTAGTGGCCGGTCAGACTGGACAGGCCGGTTTTTCACCTGGCGTTTCTGCTCGGCCCACTTTGCGGCCTGCTTTTTAGCAAAAGTCCGCCCACGCTCTACAAAAGAACTTACAGTGTCAGCGGGGCGCTCAACGTCAACATGGGCCGGGGGCCGCTCCGCTGTGCGCTCATACCGTGGGAGGGGCTGGCGCTCCGGGGCCGTCCTGGTTCGCTGGCGTGGGAGCCGTCTGTCCTGGATGGGGCCGGTGTCCTGCCGGGGGCGCTGTCCATCCCTGGGCGGGTAGGTTCGCTGGCGTGGTAAACAGCTCCAGGGCCAGGGCGATCTCCTTTGCCATGTTCTCCGGCTGTTCCATCAGCTTCTCCCGGAGGGTCGCCAGGGTGGGGACGGTGCCGTTCTGCTCCGCTTCCTCGTACAAGTCCCCTGTACAGCGATCAATAATGGATTTCTGCTTGGCCCCCACACCGTTGGGGTCGATGCGCTCCACCAGGGACATGATAAACTGCGACTTCACCACGATGGGGTTGTTCTCACCGTAGCCGTCCACCATATACATGGCGTTCAGGCGGTCTTTCCCGCCAGCGGCCACCCGGACAACGCTGCCCAGGCCGTCCATCGCTTCAATGAGGGGGGCATACTCTCCCTCCGGGTCTGCTATGAGAATATCATCGTCCGTGTTAAGGATCAGGAACGCGATTTCCTCCTTGACACCGAAGGACTTCCCGGAGCCAGGGACGCCCAGCCGGAAGGAGGACTGATTGAGCAGGTTCGCCTTGTTGCACATGATAAGGTTGTGGGAAATGGCGTTCTCCCCGAAATAGATGCCACCCCTGTCCATGATCTCCTGCACCTTAAAGGGCATGAACACGGCAAGGCTCTCGGTGGTCAGGGTGCGGAAAGCGTTGATCTTCCGGGTGCCGATGGGCAGGACGGTGTTCAGGCCGTCGAGTTGCTGGTATCTCAGCACCGCCAACTGACTATGACCAGACAGGGTGCGTATTCTTTCCGTGTCGCTGTCAAGTTGCCGTTTGCTGTCCGCGGTGATAACAATGGTGAGGACGGCCTGCATCATCCGCTGATCGCGGGTGGTGAGATCGGCCAAAAACTCCTTGCTCTCCTTGCGCTGTAGCTCCATATCGTAGGGGACGATGGCGGAGAAGTTGTTGTTCTGATTCTGGCGGCGCTGCCAATTTGTAATATTAGTTTCGACACCGAGTAGGCGGTTCTCCACCTCCCGCACGGCCTCGTCGGTGGGCACGGAAAGAATGTCGATGGACAGCATCATATTGCGGTTCAGGTCGGTCAAGTCCGCCACAATCTCGTCCTGGATATAGTTGGCGTAGTCCTTCAGGAACAGCACCCGGCAATAGCGGTCGCCCAGCTTCAGGTAGTCGCTGTGCTTCTCAATCCCATCCGGGCAGATATAGTCCTTGAAGTCGTGGCCCTTCCGGGCCATATCCGCCATATCGAAGTGAAAGCTGCCCTCGTCCCCGGCCCGGTAGAAGTCGTGGAGGATACGCAGCCGGTCAGCGGTGTCCAGTTCCACGCACTTGGAGCCGAGGGCGGCGAAGCGGGCGGTCAGGTCGGCCCCGATGCGGGTGAAGTAGGCGCGGGCGTCCTCAATGTCCCGCTTGTAGACGGTTACGGTGACAAGTTTCTCCTGAATGATGCCGTTGGCCCCAGTCGCTTTGTCAAGGAGCATTTGGTTGTACTCCTTACGGTATTTGTCCAGACTGTCCCCCCGCATAGCCATAAGGACGGACTGCTCAAAGTCCGCTTGGCTCTGGCGGCGGTTGCAAATGGTGAGCTTGGTAGTGGCGGCGCTGTCCAGGCCGTTCAGCAGCTCCGAGTAGGCCAGGAACATGGTTTCCTTGTCCTCCCGGCTGGCTACCTTGTAATTGATGTCGGTAAAGCGGTAGGTCTTGGAGAACTTGATGCCCACCTTAAAGATGCCGTCCGGCCAGACGCATTGAATGGGGATCACGTCCTGCACCCTGCGGGGGATGTGGTACGGCTCCCGATCCTGCCGCATGATAGTCTTGATGCTCTTAATCATGGCGCTTGTATTCCTCCTATTACAATAAGAATTACGGTAAGAGGCACGGCAGCCAGCCGTGTCTTTTTCCGCATTGTTGCCAAAGCT